GATCAAGGCTATGGCTCCCATTGATCAAGCATACACCAAGATGCTTAATGATATCGTGTTACTGATCGTGGGCGGGATAGGCGGTATTTTGACCAAGGGTTTAACCAATGAGGCAACCAACATGATGAATGCAGCCAAGGCCAATAAGGATGCTTACGTTGCACCTCCTCCCCCACCGCCAGCTCCAGTTGTTATGATGGCTCCATCTTCTCCGTCTGGCTGGACTCCACCCCCTCCACCCATGTCTCACCCCACCTTGGAAGATGACGCAGAACGTGAGAGAATGGCACATGCGAGGGCTAGCAATGTTTAGTTTCCTCAATCCTTGGTTTATTTTAGGCGCTATCTGCGCCGTCTTAGGAGTATATTTTTATGGACACCATGCAGGCTATCAAGAACGCGTTGCTGAAGATCAAGCAGAAATTATCCGACTTAATGACGAAGCTCGTGCCAAAGAAGCCGAACTGAACAAAAAGTTAACAGGCGTAACCACGGCACTTGTAAAGGCGAGAAATGATGTTAAAACGAAGCAGTCTAGTATTAACTCTAGGATTGACTCTGGCGAGTTGCGCCTCAGTCCCCAATGTCCCGTTCAAGCCAGTCCAGATGCCACCCCTGCCAGAGGAGATTCAACCAATGACGGCCAATCTGAGCGAGAGACTCTTAAGACTATTGCAGCCATCGCAGCAGACGGGGACATCGCCATCACCCAACTCAACGCCTGCATCGACACCTACAATAAAGTAAGGGAGATGGTCAATGTTAAGCCCTGAGAAGCTCCATGCGCTTGGTATTGGGCCTGAGTGGTCTGAGCCATTGACCACAACATTTGTTACCTTCACTATTTTTACCGCCAAAGAACAGGCGGCTTTTATAGGGCAATGCAGCCATGAGTGCAACCATTTCAAAACTCTGGAAGAAAATCTCAACTATAGAGCCGAAACCCTTCAAAAGTTGTTCGGTCATAAGTTCAAAGCAGGAGAAGTTGAGCTTTACGCTCACAATCCCGAGAAAATCGCCAATCGTATTTACGCCAATCGAGGCGGTAATCGAGATGAGGCGTCAGGAGATGGGCATCGCTTCCACGGACGAGGCTGTATCCAGCTCACATTTCACGATAACTATTTCCACTGCGGGCAAGCACTTAATCAGAATTTTGTGATAAATCCCCAGTTGGTTGCTACTCCCATGTATGCTGCTCTAAGCGCAGGGTGGTTCTGGAGAACCCACGGATGCAATGAATTGGCTGAAAGCGGTAATAACGAGGGACTATGTAAACGTATCAACGGAGGGCTTTTTGGCCTCAATGAACGCAATGAATTAACCCGTAAAGCCCTTGCCGTTTTAGCCTCCTAATGCGAGAATAAGTAATGGCCACAGCACCCTATCAAATGCTCCCAATGGTGTTTCGCCCTGGTGTAAATCGGGAGCAAACCCAATATACTGCCGAAACAGTAGGCACAATCTCAGCTAATTTTTCAATTGCTGGGGGTTGGTACGCATCTCAAAATGTGCGGTTTCGCCAAGGTTTTCCCGAAAAAATAGGGGGCTGGTATCCCCTTAGTATTTCCACTTACCAAGGCACATGCAGGTCATTGTTTAATTGGTCTGCTCTTGATGGCACTTCACTGATCGGTGTAGGTACAAATTTAAAATTTTATATTACTAAGGCTGGTATTTATTTTGATATCACACCTGTTCGTGGCACAGCTACATTAACTAATCCATTTACGGCTGTAGCTGGACAATCTACAATTACAGTATCAGCCACTGCACACGGCGCTATAACAGGAGATTTTGTAACATTTAGTGGGGCTACTGGTTTAGGCGGTAATATAACCGCAGCCGTTTTAAACCAACAATACCAAGTAATTGTATTAAATGCTAATACATTTACATTTACAGCCACAGCTACAGCAAATTCCACGGATGCATCTGGTTCACCTGGCGGTGGTACAGTTACAGCAACTTATCAAATTAATACTGGCCCAGCAATTGAAGTGCCTTTATCTGGTTGGGGCGCTGGGGCATGGGGCGCTGGGACATGGGGAAATGGTACAAATACTACAATTAGCCTGCGGCTATGGAGTCAATCCAATTTTGGCCAAGATTTAATTTTTTGCCCTAGAGGTGGCGGTGTATATTATTGGAGTTATACCACTAGTATTACCAGCCCAGCAGTAAACATTTCAACATTATCGGGAGCGTCAGATGTACCGATTGTTGCTAATTTTATCTTTGTCTCCGATGCTAGTCGTTTTGTGTTTGCATTTGGTACTAACGCATTGGGTACTTCTACTATCGATCCTATGCTGGTTCGTTGGTCTGATCAGGAATCTGTGACCATGTGGACACCCGCTGCGACCAATCAAGCAGGAGATATCAGGCTATCTCGTGGTTCGCAGATCATCAGTTGCGTGCAAAACAGACAAGAGATTATTGTTTTTACTGATACTTCAGTCTATTCATTCCAATACATCGGAACGCCAGGTGTCTGGGGTTCTAACATTGTGGGTGACAATATCTCTATCTTGAGTCAAAACTCTGCGGTTTTGGCGGCGGGCACGACCTATTGGATGGGTATTGACAAGTTCTATAAGTACAACGGTACAGTATCTACGCTTCGTTGTGACTTGCGTGAATACATCTTTGCTAATATTAATCAGCAACAGTCACAGCAAGTATTCTCTGGTACTAACGAAGGATACAACGAAGTTTGGTGGTTCTACTGCTCGGGTACAAGCACCACGATTAACAACTATGTAATCTACAACTATCAAGACGATATTTGGTACTATGGGCAGATGGGTAGGACAGCTTGGATTGATTCAACTGTACTTACATACCCCGTTGCAGCTACCTACAACAACACCTTGGTATTCCATGAGTATGGCTTAAATGACAACACAACAGGCACAGATAACCCTATTGACTCGTATATTCAGTCTTCTGAGTTTGATGTTCAGTTTGGTAATAGTTTTGCTTTTATTAACCGCATTCTTCCTGATGTTACCTTTAGAAAGTCTACTGCGGCGAATCCTCAAGTGATTATGACTTTGACCCCAATGCAAAACTCAGGTTCAGGATACAACTCACCACAGGCTACAGGCGGTACTAACATAGCTACGGTGACTCGCACGGCTACAGCACCTATTGAACAATTTACTGGACAAGTATTTTTGCGTGTTCGTGGCCGCCAAATGATCTTCCAGATCGAAGGAAATCAGTTAGGCTTGCAGTGGCAAATCGGTACGCCTAGGATTGAATTGAAACTTGACGGTAGAAGGGGCAACACATGAGTATTCCAGTCATTAATGTTTCTCCTAACTTACCGCTGCCTCCTAAAGAATATGATCAAGCATACTTTGATACCTTAACCAAAGTGCTTCGTTTATATTTTGTGAGCAATGATAACGTCAATCAAATTGGTATGAACCAAGTCTCCACCAATCAAACTCTTATTTGGCTGGGGGTCTAATGGCCGCCTATCAAAATGTAACCCCAGTACAGATTGCGCAGGCTGCGTTAACGACTAGCTATGCTACGCTATACACAGTTCCAACCAATGCAACTACGCCGACTAGAACATATTTAAAACAGATTGATGTGTGCAATACAACAGGTTCTGCGGCCACTTTTAACCTGCATATTGTTCCTGTAAGCGGTGCAGCGGGCACAGGAAATGCGCTTTTTTATACTCAAAACGTAGCAGCCAATACTACGTTTTCCTATGCAGGCGTACAGGTTCTTCCTACAAGTTCTTTTATATCTGCCAAGGCTTCAACTACTGGACTAACTATTACCATTAGCGGTGGTGAGGCGGTTTAATGGCAGCACCAGCAACAGTTAATGACCCAAGTCAGGCGTTTAACCAGACTTATGGCGCTATCCAAACAGGGTCAGCTAAAGTTACCCAAGTGCCTGTATTTGATGATAATACAGGCGCAGAATCAACACAGACTGTATTGGTTGATGCCAAGGGTAATCAATTACCTGTTGATGCCGTAGTTCCTGGCTCTAATGGTCAGTACCAAATTCAAATAGGTTCAGCGGGCGGCACAATCCATACAACAGTTAGTGTTGACCCTAAGACTGGTGTAGTTGCGCCTATTACTGACTACAACCAACAAGTAGGGTATACAGGTGGTTCACCTGGCAGTTTTTTAGCATCTACTACAAACGCAGTAAATCAAATGGTAGCTGGGCTACCTGGAGCTACTTTTATACCAGGTGTAGCGCCTGTTGTGGCAGGACTCAACGCAGCTAATAGTATTTTAAGTGGTAAACCTCTTAATATAGGCACGGTATTAAATGCCGCTACCGCATTATCAGGCACAAATATTATTCCGCCAGAAGCAGCGACCGCCCTTAAAACAGCAAATCAGGCACTATCTGTCGCAAATGCATTAAAAACAGGCAATGTAACTGGTTTAATTAACAGCGTAATTCAGATGACTGGCGCATCGTCTGATGTTAAAGCGGTTATGAATGGCATGAATGCCGCCACAGCTTTGCAAAAAGGTGACGTAGCTGGGGCGCTAAATGCACTAAATAATCTAACAAATAGTGTAGACCCTAAAGTAGCTAGTTTAGCTACAACCGTACTAAAGCAAATTGACCCCAGTATTTCTGGTAATACTGTAGTACCAGCAATATCCGCAGCGACATCCGCTTTAACATCTGGCTCAACAACTCCTAGCGCTACATCAGCACAACCTGCTCAGCCAGCGCCTACTCAGCCAGCGCCTACTCAGCCAGCGCCTGCTCAAACTAGCCAATCTTCCCAAAGTTCTGGGGGGCCAAATGTAATACAATCCATGCAACTGGCAAGCGCTTTAGGGATTCCTACGTCTGCAATATTTAAAAAGCCGAAATATTTTGGGGCGAGTGTTGAAGAGATTGACCCACAGACAGGTCAAGTAAAATTTGTAAACGCTGACCCCAGCACTTTGCCCCCTGTACCTTCTGCTGGCGTAACCGATACGCCTGTTGCAAATACAACGCAAACCAGCGAAAATGCGTCAACGCCTTCTGTTGACAACATCGCCAGTAGTGATGTCACTTTTGACGATATTTTAAATATTTTGAGAGGCTGATATGGCTAAAGTAACAAACGTTGTTGATACAGGTGACCAAACTTATGAAGTTACTTACGACGATGGTACAGTTAATAATATAACTACTGATAGCCCCCCTAGCATCGGCGATAGCAATGGTCAGGCTACAGGGTCTGATGTTACACCTAATTCTTCATCAAGATCTTTACCAAGTTCTTCATCAAACGATTCGACCTCAAGTGGTACAACAGATAATAGTTCAGGTGTTACCCCTAACTCATCTGGGGTTGCTAAACAATATACTTTAAACGGTAACACTTATTATCAGTATAAAGATGGTAGTTATCAGTATGTAGATGAAGCGGGCAATGTTTACAATTCAAGCGCAGATGAGTTTAATAAAAATGCAAGTGACCCTTCTGCAGTAGCATCAACTCCAGCTTCTTCGACTCCCCCACCAACAAACCCACTTACAAATCTAGGCACTCAAATCCAAAACCTTTTAAAAGGTGGCGGGCTTGGCTCAGCCGCTACTACCGCAGGATTAGCTGCGTTAGCAAAGGCTTTGGGCGGCGGATCAAGCAGTGGTTTAGCGGGCGGAACTGCAGGTGTTTATCGTGGATATCAAGGTGGTATTCCAACGTTGACCGCATCGCGCAACATGAATCAAATACCTGCCAACTACAGGCCAGGTGGTGGAGGAATGAGTTATTTTTCTCCTGTAACATTTACAGACTCTAGTGGTAATGTAGTGTCAGGTGTTGCAGGTAGTGGCTCGCCCATGAACAAGGGAGACGCAACAGGTAATATTACAGGCCCAACATCTGCTGGTTCTTTAACACCAACTAATACATTATTGCCTGGTGGTATTACTACTGTGGGCAATACTTATGTGCCACCAACTACAACCACAACTACTACAAATACTGGTACTACAAATACTGGTACTACAAATACTGGTACTACAAATACTGACACTAATAACACAACAGTTAATAAACCCACAACAACTACGTTGACTCCTGCTCAACAACTCCTTGCTAGTTTGCAAAACCCTACAGCTTCGGGTATTGCCCAATTTCAAGCAGGTACGCCATCACAAATTACATCTGGTATTCAAAATGCATTGAACGCCGTGGGTTCCCCTGGGACACCAGCAACTAATAAAACAATTGCTAATTTGATGGATACTTGGAAAGTAACTCCAGCAGAAATGGCTGCAGCCACTGGGCTAAGTACTGGTGAAATTACTAACTTGTATAACCAAGCTAAAGGCATTACAGCAACACCTCAAACAACTTCATTGAGCGACATACAAAGTCAATTGACGAATGCTGCGAATGCGTACAACACGACAGATAAGACTGGCGGTGGAGCTACAATAAATAACATTATTGCTGCCAATCCTGGCATCACTATCAGCCAAATTCAATCGATGTTTCCTGGCGCTGATTTAACACCATATCTTAAAGCAGGTATAGGATCAGGAGCAGTTGGTGCTTCAACATATCAACCGCCAACGCCCACAGCGTCTTCATCCGCAACTTCAACCCCATCTAATTTGGCCGCTTTACAAGCTGCTATTGCTGCTTCGACACCGCCTGGCACAGTAGTATCTACCGTTCCTCCATCTCCAGCGACACCTGCTACACCTGCAACTCCCGCATCTGTTGCTGCAACAAATAATGCCGTAGGTAATTCTGTTTCTACTCCCACGGGAATAGCGGCTACACCTACTCCCACACCAGTCGATACATCTGTTGCTCCCGCACCAGTCAGTACATCTGCTGCTCCCGCACCAGCTCCAAGCGTAGCCGACCAATTAGCCAGCGCATACAATTCTGGGGATATAAGCACCGTCAATAATATTCTTGCATCGAATCAATTGACATCTACTGATATTTCAAATATGTTCCCTGGGTTTGATACATCAACTGTCAGCCCAGCCGTTTCATATTACACACCTCCTGTTGATAATAGCGCATCGTTTGGGTACGATACTGCCGCCGCTGGTGGCCTAATGACTACAAAGCGTTATGCTAGAGGCGGTTATGCCCAAGGTGGCATATCATCGTTGGGTACATATTCAGATGGTGGACGCATGCTCAAAGGCCCAGGAGATGGCGTATCTGATTCAATCCCTGCTACCATAGGCGGGCATCAAAAAGCAGCGCTGGCCGACGGAGAATTTGTTATCCCAGCCCGCATTGTGTCTGAGATTGGAAATGGATCAAGTGACGCAGGGGCACGCAAACTTTACGCTATGATGGATCGTATTCAAAATGCGCGTAAAAAAACAACCAAAAATGTTGCTGCCAATACTAGGGCAGAGAAGTATCTTCCAGGATAAGGATCAATCATGACAACTACATCAGTCGTAGCCCCAGGCGCTCAAGGTTCTCCCAATGCTGGATCAGCTAATGAAGGTAATGTATCTTCATGGGCGGGCCCCTATGTAACAGGTATGTTGGCACAAGGTCAAGCCCTTGCCAACATGCCTTATCAGACATATCAAGGCCCACTGACTGCTGGCCCATCTAGTCTGCAACAGAATTTATTCCAAGGTTTAGGTAGTATTAATTTGCCTCAAAACTATGGTCAAAGTTTCTCTAGCGCAGGTGCACCTGCTGCTCCTAATACAAATACGCCTTCTGAAACTTCGTTAGTTTCACAAGCAGGTGCAGGACAAACAGGTGGGTTTGGGCAGACGCCAAACGTAACAGGTGGTGCAAATAACAGTATTGCTAGCCAATACATGAACCCTTATTTGCAGGCTTCATTGCAACCCCAGCTTGATGCATTAACATATCAATCTCAGCAAGATCAACAAAAGTTGTTGGGTAATCTAACTAGCCAAGGCGCATTTGGTGGTAGCCGCCAAGCCGTGGCGCAAGGTGTTGGTGAAGGTAATTTATTGGCTCAACAAGCAGGTTTGATTGGTCAAGGCTATAACACTGCGTATAACAACGCAGTTAATCAATTTAATACTGAGCAAACTCAAGGCCAAAATTTGGCTAACACATTGGCTGGTATTGGTGGTCAACAGCAAGCTCTTAACCAAGCGGGCGTCACTGCGGATTACAATGAGTTTGTAAACCAACGAAACTACCCAGAACAGCAAGTGCAGTTTTTGCAATCATTATTAACTGGATTGCCAATTTCTACTGTATCCAACATACCGATGCAGCAAACGCCAACGCAACAACTTATTGGCGCAACAACAGATATGGCTACATTGTTAAAAACATTAGGGTTATACAATACAACGCCAACAACATCATCAACATCTAGTGGAACTACTGGGGGCAAATAATGTACGGCTCTAACATTCCCCAACCTGGGCAAATAAACTACGACAAGCAACAGGCTTTGTTGGAGGGTATGCCCAACAATACTTCTTCGCTTCAAGAAATACAAAAACTTTTAAGCAATCCTACTTCGCCGTTTGCGCAGTTTTTGTTGCTTGGAAAACAAGAACAGATCAATAAAGCTCTAGCGGCCGACGCTAGACAAAAAGCATTGCAAGGCGACCAAGGCGGGCCTCCCCCCACAATCGCCCAAAAGACCCAGCAGATGTCTGGTATCTTGGCTTTGCAAAACGCACAACGAAATGCTATGGGCGCGCCTGTACCTGGGGCTGTTGTGCCTTCAGGCGGCATTCCTCATCCTGTCCCCCAGCCTTCTGCAACCCCAAATATGGGAGCGCAAGAAGAACAAGCTGAACCTGAACAGGCACCAGCAGAACAAGCTGCTGCTGGTGGTGGCATTATGCATGCGCCCGTTGATCCTCGCATGTTTAACTTTGCTGATGGTGGTATTGTTGCGTTTGCCAGCAAAGGTAAAGTAGAAGACAAATTAGTAATCCCACAGCTAAGTAATGACAATCAAACTTTGCCTTCTGATGACAGCAATCAACCTGCTTTAGGCGGTATTGCTCAACTAAGCAACGATGGTCAAACTTTACCATTAGGTAAAGATAGACTTTTAGTGACCCCCGAAGAAGGCGCAGCAGCAAATACAGCACGCAGGAATATAGACCCTGCAATTCTTGCTGCTTTGCTTAACTCCCAAGATTATGCAGCTCCTCCAGGAGAAGCAAGTGGCGCTATTCAACGTACCAATCTTTTGCCTCGTGGCCAAGGTTCAGCTTTAAATCAATTAAACAGCGTACTTGACTATTTTGGTAATACAAATACTGGATCTCAAAGAAATATAGCGGCCCAAGGCCCCGCTAATTTAACGCCCGCTGCGCCAACAACGACGCCCGCTGCGCCTACTATACAACCTGCACCATTTGGTAATACAAGTGTTATGCCCGTTGACAATACTCCAGCAAATCCTGGACTAGGTGTAAAAGCAGTTACTGATCCAAAACAAAGAGCTATTTTAGAAGCTATACAAAATACACAAAATGGGAAACCCGCGCCCGTTGCTGCTCCTGGCGCTAGCGCAGCACCCGCTGCTGGAGCTCCTGGTATTTCTGGTCTACCAAAATTACAATCTAGTAATGTAGACGCTACTCCTGCTGGTATTCTTAAGTTAACTAATGCTTTAAAAATGGCTAATCCATTTGAAGCCCAAGCAATAGCGGAACACGAAAAAACTAAACCTGAAGAATATAGTCAAAAAAATGAAGTGGAAAGACTAAAATCTGAAGGAAACGCTTTTGACCTTGGCAAGTTTAGTGAAAACCGCCGTGCTCAATTGGACAATTTAGAAAAAATGTTCCAAGCCAATAGGCCATCTACATTAGAGCAATTGCTTGAATTAGGTCATACTTACTCTGCACGCGGTGCCCGCTATGGGGATGTTGGCGCAACAGGTGCTAAACAAATGCGCGAAGAACGCGAAGCACAAATGCAATTTGCTGAAGCCAAAGACAAAGTTTTGGAGTCTATTGAAAAAGAAGATCAAGCAATACGGGTTGGTAATGTTACAGAACTTCGTGCTATTAGAAAAGAAAAAGCTAAAGGCTTACAAGAATGGAACAATAAAGGAGTTTCCCTTATAGAAACGCTTGCTAAAACTCGTGGTTCTTCCGATGCTGCGGCGCAACAAACTGCTGGTCATATTATTGGCCAACAAATTAGTGGAGACTTCCAACTTAGATCGGCTCAGTTGCATCTTTTAGCTGCACAAGTTACAGCAAATAAACCTTCTGAAGCAGAACGTTTTGAAAAACAAATGAATGAAACATATGCTGCTGCAGAAAAAGCAAAGCCTGGTTCTGGAACTGCTGCTGTTGAAGCATTAGTTAAAACTCGCGCGACCGCAGAATCTGCAGTGCAAGGTAAAAAATATGATCAGCCAGATAAAAAAGTTGAACATGAAAATATGATTCAAACGCAAATAGATAAGCGTGTTGGGCTCATTGACAGTAAATTACAAAGTCCTAAATTAAAACCAGAAGATCGCGATAAACTACTGGCTGCAAGAAGAGAAATTGAAAAAGATGTGCGAAGAGAATTTCCATTTAAACCAGAAACTAATATGCCACCACCAGGGAATAAACCTGATTTAGATACTTTTTTAAACGCAGCTAGAACATTGAACCCAGGAGTTTCAGACGCAGCACTAACAACGTATTACAATTCCAAATATAAATAAAGGAATTTAATATGGCGATTGTTGATCCATTTGCTGCAAAAGAACCATCTATTGTAGATTCGTTTGCGGAAACGCAAACACCTATTGTGGATCCTTTTGAACAAAAGCAAGAACCCACAGAAAAAGGTGGGTTCTTTGGATCATTTGGAACTTCATTAAGAGAACGTGCTAAAACTGCCATACCTACCCTTGCGTTGTTTGCGGGCGTAGGACAAAAGAAAGCAACAAATGACATCCTCAAAGCCAGTCAGGAATCAGATAATGCTTATAAACAGACTCAATTTAGCGACATTGGTAAAGCCTTCAACGAAGGCAACTATGGTCAAGCTCTTGGTCAAACAGTTGATAAGTTCAAAGAAGTCGCAGGATCATCACTAGGCACAATGGCCCCAGCCTATGCGGCTGGTCTTGGCGCAGCGACTGTGCTGGCCGCGCCACTTGAATTACCCGCCGCTGCAATTGGTACGGCTGCGTTTGGTTTGACCGCTCTTGGTTCTTACCTGGCAGATAACATATCTCGCCAAAAGCAAGAACAGGAGAAAGCTGGTAAGAAATACGAAGACATCAACCGCATGCCCGCACTAGTAGCGGCGGCAGGTCAGACGGCGCTTGATGTTATGGGCTTCAAGTTTTTCAAACCACTTGGCCGCTTGGTTGGCATAGAGGGCAAAGAAGCTGCTGAAAAGACAGCAATGGAAATTGTTCAAGCAGCTACAAAACCTGGCGCTTACAGACGCGCCGTGGCTAAAGGAGCTGCAGAAGGCTTGGCGTTTGAGGTTCCTCAAGAAGTTGCACAGCAAGTGTTGGAGCGCTGGCAAGCAGGGCTACCATTAAACCCATTTTCTGACCCCGACGCAGCCAAAGAATATATGGATGCTGCGGGCGGAGCCCTATTGCTAGGTGGCCCCATGGGAGCGTATAGTCATGTTTCCGATACCTACAATGCCCGCCAGAAACCTGGCGCACAAAACATATTAAAAGGCGTATCTCAAGGGTCTGTAATAGACCAAATGACAAAGGAACCAGAAGATGTTAAACAACCTATCAATCCACCAAGTGGAACAAGCACTGGACTGGCTGGACAACCCAGTACAAACGTGGCCCCTCCCGCAGGAGCTCCAGCAACTCAAACCGCAGGAGTGGTTTCTCCTGGAGCGAATGTTGGATCACCTAATGCTGGAGAAGCGGGCCAACCCCCTGCAGTAAGTACAGTACGTCAACTAGCTTTAGACGAGCAAAAGAAAGCGGGATGGAATCCAGATTGGCCTTTTGTTCCCGTTGATTTAGGCAATGCAGATTTTAGACAGTCTATTGCAAATGATCCGTCTATTACTGCTGAAGTAAAAAATCAAATTTTTGAGGCTGGTAAAAAATTAGGTGTAATACCTAAGAACGAAAAAATTGAACAAGGAACAACAGTAAGTGGCACTCAAACCTCTGAAACCCAGCAAACAACGCCGCAAGGACAAGCAACGCCCGCTACCAAGCCTTTGGCTACAACTGATTTTGTAGATTCTTACGATTATTTGCTAAATAGAATAATCGAACTTAATGATAAACCCAATAAAACGGAAAGTCAGTTTGATACTCTTTATAAGATGCAGGCGGATTTGCGTAAATTGGTAGATGCGCAAGGTTTAGACAATACAACTGCAATGCATTTAAAGTTTGGGGAAAAAGTAGTAAGTAAACCCCGTGCTATGCAGGGCGAACTGTTCAAAGGCAGTAAGGAAGAAAAAGTTGGTATAGAAGAACCAGAAAGTCTTGGTTCTGTATTTGGTAAAACAAAAGAAGACTTAGCCAATGAACGTGCGCAAGAATTATCTAAAGATATAGAAGCTAAAAACGCACCACCTAAACCAAAAACTGCTAGAGAAAGATTTCCAACACAATACGATATGTTGGACATGATGCTTACTGAGGATCAGCGCAAAAAGAGAGCTGAGACACAAGCTCAAGCTGAAGAGCTAAAAGAAAAGATTGAAAAGAAACGCCAAGAAAGACAAGCTAAAGCTGAAGAGTTTGGCGCACATGCAAATGAAAATTTAACCGAAGAAGATTTTGAAGAACCAAAAGAGTTAGAAGAGCCAGAAGAAACTGAATTAATAGGTGAAGAAAGAGAAGAAGGAGAAAAAGAAACATCAAATCGTGCGCCTGATAAAGAAGCAGAAGAAGAGCATATAGCCGAAACAGAAGAAGGCCAAATCATCAAAGGTTTTTTTGATGATATTAAATCTGCTTCCGAAACAGAAGACGAAAAAAAGAAACACGCCGATCTAAAAAAAGTTCTTACAAACAAAACATTTGAATTTGATATTGCAAAACCAGGTGAAAGAACAAGTGAAGGTCTAAAACAAGTATTAGATTTTCTTGCCGACCGTGTGGGTGGCGCGAAAAAATTAAAAGCGTTAATGGCGCGTTTGAAAAATTCAACTATCTTTCAGCAGTCAAGACTATTTAAAGACCACAATCTACCTGATTTAACAACTCGTCGTGGATTGCAAGAATTTAGCGGCGAATTGCAACGTCGATTAGACAACATAAAAAATAGCGGAACAGGTATAAATATACCCCGTAGAAACACACCCGTGTATGGGACAGGTGAGCACAGGGCCATAATGCCTCATCCCGAAGAAGTGTCTCACATTGTTGGTGAGTCCGTAGCTCCAGGTAAAATGCCTGACGGTTCTCCACGCAGGCCCAGCATACGCAACGTAGAAAAAAAACATCTTATTCAAGACCCTAAGTTAAGGGCAGCAATAAGAAGTTTGGCGGATGTTGTATATTATCAACCTTCAAAAAATGCGTTAGCTGCGTTCTCATATTTAAACAATATGAGCCGTAAATCATTTGGCGATGCGTTGACTGACTTAGCTTATGATATTGCACACTTTGAAGCCTACCCTAAAAATCACGGCGCTAACTCTACTTTTCATGGCGAAGGCGGAAAATATGCGCTTAGATTTAAAGAATGGATTGAACAAAATTTAAGCAAAGACACAGTTGAAGTTCTTAAAAAATTAATTCAAGAACAACGCGACCATATTGCAGAGCAACAAAAACACGCCAATGCAGTTTCAAAATACAATATTGATAGAAGACTGCAAAAAACAGAAAACAAAATTAAGCGCGCTGAAAAATCTTCAAGCCGCAAAATACCTAGAGCTCCTAAATATGAAGCTATAAAAGAAGCTGAAACTGAAGCAGGTGAACAGGAAGAAATAGAAGAACCAAAAACTTCTAGGCGTAATCTGCCTCACGTTAGAGAAATTTCTTCAGTGCATCCAGCCATTCGACGTTTGCTGGAAAGTGGTAATGTTAAACAAGCACTGCAACTTGTAGCCGAAGCTGAAGGTAATACTTACTATAAAGAGTTGGCCAATCGTTTGCTTGACGCAGGTATTACTGCTACATCAAGATTGATTAGCAAAGACGCCGTTGAGTCTTTATCTAGCGACCCAAAAGTTAAAGAAACTTTAAACGGGCAATTAAAAGCGTTGTCAGATGGAGTGGTTGCACTTTTACCCGCTAGTGAACACGCAGTTCTTTTGTCATTGCTTAATTCAAATAAGCTCAATGAGATTCAAGCAGCACTTGAACGACTAAAAGGTTCGTTTAAGCCTGATAGCGCGCATAATGAAATATTGCAACAGACGGCCGAATTAGTTCAAAAACAATTTGCTTGGATTGGTAAATACGACCCAAGCACTGATGAAATAGTATTGCGCGGCAGTAGCGCGGGCATAACTGATCATCTATTTCTACACGAAGCGTTACATGCGGCAACAATCGGATTGATTGACAACCCAGATGAGTTGACAGGTGCTCGCAAAGAAGGCTACGACAAACTCTTAGAGTTGTACAATCACGCCAAGGGTGTGTTGTCTTTGCAAGGTATGACCGACGATAACATCTATGGTCTACAAGACTTGCACGAGTTTGTGTCAGAGGCAATGACCAACCCTGAGTTTCAATACTTATTACGCGGGCTACGTTACAAAGCCGCGCCGTTCTCGTTGTGGACTCAATTTACCAATTCAATCTCTAAATTATTTGGTGTCAAACCTGGCCATGAAAGCAACGTCATGGTTGAAGCCATGCGGGCTACGGACTTGTTGCTATCTGGCGGTGTGACAGGCAAAGAAACTGTTTCCACACCAAAAGCGCTACGCGCTGCAAAACGAATTACAGTAGTACCCAAGGGTATGGGTATTCAGCAGTCTTCATTTAGACGGTTATTAAATTCATCAAACTGGAACGAAGTTAAAGAAAGATTCCCAATTTTTTACAACAGTGCTAAAGCATCTCTTAGACCAGCATTATTGGGTGCGTTAACTTTACGTCAAATTGGTGATTTGGTTGCTAAACGCATACCACAGATAGATAACTTTGTCCGCGTTACTGAAGATTTCCTTGCCCGCAAAAATAATATTTTGCGCGTATCAGGCGACATATCTAAGCGCTGGGAACGTATGCAGGCTGCTAAGCCAGAGGTTTCTAAGTTGTTGGCTAAGGTTATGCATGCTGCAACGATTAAAGAAGTTGATCCAGATAAGCCATCTAACGCAGAAAGAAACGACGTTAATAATTCAGAACTATTTGCAGATTGGAAAGAATTAAAAAAACATCCTGAAGCAATAAAAATTTATCAGGATGTGCGTAATTTCTATGAAAATAGATTTAGCGAATATAGAAACTACATGAATAAGCGCATCATTATGATGCGTAAACACGGTATTTCTGAAGCAACTCTTTTAGAAATCCGCAATGAATTTGAAAAGACTAAGATGAAAGGGCCGTACTTCCCGCTAATGCGTCATGGTCGTTTTGCCTATCAGATTGGCAAAGGCGCTACGCGTGAGTACTATATGTTTGAATCCTTGGGGCAAATGGAAGCTCATTTAGAATGGCGTTTGGCTGAGAACCCAGAATTAGAAACTACAGTCAAACCATTCTACAATTATGCAGAACAACAAGACCATCATGCTAAAGAATCTAATTTCTTAAAGTCTGTATTTGACGCAGTGGAAAAAGCTGATTTTTCTGGAGCAACTACAACAGACCAAAAGCAAGAATTAAAAGATAGTATTTATCAATCTTTTTTGTCTATACAACCCGAGCGTAGTTTCCGTAATCAGTTTGTGCATCGTCAAAACATAGCTGGTTACTCTGAAGATGCTCTGCGTAATTTTGCTGCATCGTCGTTTCAAATGGCGTATCAACTAGCCCGCTTAGAACATGCACCTGAAATGTTCTCACAAATTGAAGCCGCAAAAGCTCAAATCAAAAACAGAATTGATGTTAATAAAGGCTTAGAAATAGGCACAGTGCGGGAAAACAATGAGCTAAGCGATTATGTAGACGAAATGGACAAGCGTCTTAAATTGATGCTAAACCCTACAGATATAGGCAAAATACCTTCTTTGTTATCTAATGTTGGTTTTATCTGGTATTTGACTGCGCCCGCTTCTGCCATTGTTAACGTGGTAGGTGGTATGATGATTGGCTTGCCCACATTGGTGGGTCAATATGTTAAAGCAAACCCAAACATGAGCTATACCAAAGCCACTGTAAAAGCTCTTGGCGAAATGGGTAAAGTAACAGGTCAAATATTAGGCACAGGATTTGGGCTAGAAACAGGTGCGCGTCTGCGCGATAACCGCGTATTGTTCCCCACGCTAGACCGATCAAACAAAATGTCTAGACTAGACCAAGCGGCATATAGACGATTTGTAGCAGACGGGCTTATCGATATTACTGCAACTTATGATCAATCTGGTCTTGCATCTGCCCCAACGGATAAATATTTTGGTGCGTCTCATAGGATTATGGAAGCCCTAACTTCGTTATTCCATAACACAGAACGATTTAACCGTGAAGTTGTTGCGATGTCAGCGTTCCGCGCGGCCATGGAAAAACGTAAGAGTTATCCCGATCAACAAAGGGCGTTTGCTGAATCTGTTGCAGAAGCAAAAGATGCAACCACTCGTTCAATGTTTGACTACTCTTCACCAAACAAACCGCGTTATTTTCAAAATCCCACTGCCCGCGTGGTATTGCAGTTCAAACAATTCCCGCAACAAATGACATTTTTTATAATGCATAATTTTGTCAATATGTTTAAAGGGGCATCACCTGAAGTAAAACGTGAAGCTACTGCAAGATTTGTTGGTACGATGGGTATGGCGGGCATATTTGCGGGGGGAACTGGTCTCTGGGGCTTCTCAACAGTATCATTGATTGCTAACGCTGTGATCAATGGTTTAAGAGACGACGATGATGACGAAGAACCGTTTGATTTTGAACTAGAGTTTGTTAATACAATGGTTGAAACGTTTGGCCAAAACGTAGGTACATTGCTTACCCGTGGTATTGGTAACGCAGCAGGTATTGACCTTGCCGATCGCGTTAAACTAGACGACATGTGGTTCCGCGATAACCGCAAAAATCAAGATGAAGTTGAATGGTTACAAAGTCATTTAATTGATGCCTTGGGCCCAACTGTTGGTCTTGGCATTAACGTAGCACAGGCTATAAAATTATTTAACCAAGGGCAAGCGGATAGAGGATTAGAAACCCTAATGCCAGCTTTCATTAAAAACCCAATGGTCGCCGCCCGCTATGCTAATGAAGGTGTCAATACTTTGCGTGGCGATCCACTAATGGAAGAAGTAAGCCCGTTCTACTTGCTTATGCAATCTCTTGGTATTCGCTCTTCAGAACTATCTGAGCGTCAGTTCTACAACATCACTGTTAAGAGCCAAGAACAAGCCATATTATCTAAACGCCAAAATTTATTAAATCTTTATGCAATATCTTTTATGTCCAACGATGATGAATCTTTGGATACTGCTATGGAAAAAATTGATAAATTTAATAGTAACTACCCAGATGTCGGAATACCTTTAAAAAGTTTAAATAATTCTATTAAAGAACGTATGACTAAATCTGACCAAACAGAGCATGGTTTGTTTGTAGACAAACGTTTAGTAGATTTGTTGGGTAACAAAGACTATATGGATTAAAAAAACCCCGCTAATATTACTTAGCGGGGTAAATACCTCAATCCAAAGGAAAAAGCAACTGCGGTTGCATAGACAGTTTACGAGGAATCCGCCAAACGCGCAAGCCTTTTATTCCATCTTCTATAACAATTTTTACAATAACGGCATATCTAAGCCGCTTCATCTTACGCACAATATCCCTTTTGCCATGGGTAACGGCAAGGCAAGGTACGAAAAAAGAACTACCTATTGTAAATTCTTGCCAGTTTAAATCGTAATCTATTCCGTCAATCCTCATTGGTCACAGCAACATCAGGGGCTATTCCAAGTTTGTTGGAATCAAACTCCAACACTTCTACGGGCGGCGCTTTCATGTCCGTTCCAACCTCCATACGGGCGCGGTTGACGCCAATGAACGAGCCTTCTTTGTTAAGCGCGGCGAGCAAGTCGGTGAATGTAACTTGGCGTTCCACACAAAACTCACGCAGGGGATTTCTTAGAATCAGGAGACGCTGAGTGTCTGGCTCATAGCGTATCATAATCGCACCCTTGGGGTTCGAGATAGGCGCGGCCGCGATGCCCGCTCTGGATGTACTATTATGGTTGATAACTAAAATATTAGCGTTATATCTCAACATAAATTCGCCGATTACGCCCGCGTAATCATCCATCGACAATTGGGTTTCCACCTGCATATCCCCCACCTGTGATACCGCCCAGTCAAATACACGCTTGGTATTTATGTCGTGAAGCCCTAGCTTCTTAGCAACCATGGCACCCGCAATATTGCTGGCAGTAATAGCAGACCAAAACCGTTCTCGGGTTTCTACGTTTGCTCTACTATCAAACTTTGCTTGGATGTTCATAGCCGTGTCTATAACTTCTTCTAAATTCTGCACCAAGTATTGGGCGTACGGCTGACCTGCAAGGCCATAGTTACTCTGCAGTTTACCAAACAATCTCTTGGCTTCGCGCTTGTCAAGGTTGTTTGTAGGCTCAATCTTGTACTGCATCAGCCTCATTAGTTCACCCTCTGAGGTGCTCTTTAATGCCTGTAGCTTATCAATCATGCTGGAGTTAGAAGTGCAAACCATGAGCGTAGCCCAAAAGCCTTCGGCTAATCGTTCTTCATTTGCATTTGCTTTCATCCTGCGCCTAGGTGCGCCCTGCGTTGCGCTGTACGCCATATCAGAAAACTCATCCCCACTCATCTTAGTGATCTCATCTACGCCAATAGGTAGGTTACACATGACTGCTAGGCGGTGCATCTTCACATTCATCGTGTCTCTCCACGATAGCATAAGCTCATCAGGATGGCCCCATACGCTATTCATCACCTGCAAAATGGTTGACTTACCCGTACCTGATTTGTTGTTAATCAAGTTGATGATGCCACCCTTGATGCCCATGAATTTAATCAAAGGCGCGCCGAATGCACTGAATAACGCAAACGCATGCGGTTCAAACCCAGGCAGGTCATAGACGTTAACAATATTCTTCCATGTATCTAGATCGCCAACTGGCCGTAGCGCGTTGGCAATCTCACCTGTTGCTTTAGAAGGAGGGCTGTAGCGTACATAGCTCGGGCCAATCTCTCTAGTTCCCAAAATAAATTTATCGTCGTCATCTGTCCAACCAAACTGTAGTCGCATAGTTTCAACCTCTTGGATTATTTGTAGTTCTTTGGCGCAAGCCACGATATACCCGAGAATGTGTTGCATCTTATCGGGCAACTCAATGATGCCGTTAAACGCCATGACTTTTTTAAACTCATCTTTGCTTAACGTATCAACAATTGTTATCGGAAATTCTTTATGCCCGTCGCGTGGCAACGTGCGTCTGATCAAAATAGTTTCGCCGTGTATGGGATCGTTTAATCTTTTAGTTACGAACAAGTCGTACTTGTACACGCACACAACCACATCTTCTTCTTTGTCTGCGTCGTCGGCTTTCTTCTTTTTTGCCGTGAAATAAATACCGCCGTTGCGCCCTCGGAAATATCCATTGGGCAACGTCGGCGCGACAAATTCAACCTCACCATTACCTATTACCACATTCTCTTCGGACTTAGCAATCTCGTGTCCAATCACAATAGGAGACTTGATAGTCTGCCAGTGCGGGCATACAGTACAAACATTGGGTCTGAAGTCGTTGAAAGTCTCGCAGGTGTACGGGCCTTTAATCAAATGCGCCTTGCGCTCAGTCTCGCTCTTGCTGTACTGTGGATGCTTATTGGAGATGATATGGATAGCCTTATCACCATCCACACAATGCTTTGCAATGGAGAGACCCGCACGCCATAACGGCTCCTCAATCTGATCTTGGTGCTCCATGATGTAACGCAACTGCTCACATCCCGTGCCTTCAAGTGTTTTATCAAAGATAAGCCTAAACCTAGATTGCTTGTTACCGATCACCGCCTTGGTTAGTTCATCCAACTGCTTGGGAACGTGCGCTGGTTTAATAGGAACAAGCGGCCCCATCAAGCCCGCAAAGTCCTCAAACCGCATAGGCTTAGCTTCGTACATCAAGACAACATCATTAGGAGGATCGTCCTTGAAGTTCTTGGTACTTGGAATACGCAACACCCGCGCGGCATCGGCGGGTACATCAGGATCAATAATGATCTTGGATTCTATGCAACGGGCTTTGAATGTATGTGCAACAGGAAGCCACTTGCTAATCTCAACAGGCTCAGTCAAAGGCCAATAGATATGCCACCCACGCCCCGAGTCAACCACAGTTGGTCTAGGTAGCTTGAGTATCTTGCACAGTTCTTTGATGGCTTGCATTCCAGTCTGCTGGTCTATGTAGCCTTTGATCCTGCCCGTCTTGTCAGGCATAGCCTTGTCTTGCCCGCAGTCAATATCTAAGAAGAATGACTGCATCCAACCACAATTTGTGGCTTCTCTGTTATCACTTGTTTTATATTTACCGCAACCAAAGAAAGCGTTGTATGACCGTGAAACTAAATCCTCGGCTTGTGCTTCAACCTCTTCAAGGGTCTTATGAAAAGTTTGGATTGACTTTTTGTCTTTTGCTAATCCAAGAACAACATACCAACCCAGACCCTGCGGAACTACATTTTCAAGTAGTTTGGTGTCTGCCATAGGAAACTCTCACGGTTATCTGACGCGGTTTAAAAAATCTTGAATACTAGCCGCATGGGTTTTTCCTGGGACATGGACGCCACAAAACCAATTGTAAACAGTTTGTTTTGAGACGCTAAAAAATTCCATGACATCAGAGACTGGGATGTCTCGGGCGATGCAAACTCGCCCGAGCTTTACTCCCAGCGATTTCCCATCAGCATCTCTATTCAAACGAACAGTTTGCTGTGAGTAACCAATCATTACGCATCATCTCCCCAGTCGTCAACCATAGTAGCCAGACCAGTCTTAGGCTTTGGCGCGTCTGCCTTCTTTGTCTCTGCTCTCTTAGTAGGAGCTGTTAAAGCCGCTGCGGCCGAGCCCGCTGGAGCCACCATCTTAGGCAATGTGGGTTCAGGTTTCTTACCGCTGAAACTTAGCTTACTTGCGTTGACGGCAATCTGCGACTCGCCTTGCTTAACAGAGATATCGTAGTCGTCGCTATCAAGAAACGCTACATTGCTGAATGTAAGTTTGGGATAATCAGAATCCGTATCAAACGTCAAACGTGTTGTGAGCATGTTCAAGTTGTAGCCTGACTGCGCAACATACTTAGCGTATTGAATAAAGGGCATATGGTCAACGTCGCCCGTGCCGAACAAAGACTTGGATGGCACAACCAATTGGTAAATGTCGCCCGCCATGTTGTTCTTCAAAACTAATGCAAGATTCCATGAAAACTTACATTGTGTTTTGCCACCGCTCGCAGAGCCTTTGATAGCGCGCTTGCATTCTTTGCAGTGGTCAGCCTGTGGGTCAGCCACTTCTGCGTCGGGGCGCTCGCCATTGCTAGACCAGCAATCGGGTTGTGCGGCCTCATCAGGATTGTAGTCTGTTGCAAAATATTTCTTCTGTACAGATTTACTGCCGTTGACAATTACTACATCTAAATGCGGGTCAGTATTTTTTGCAATCTCTTTACCGCCGTCAACAAGACGGAATACACGGCCACGCAACGAGATGCGCTTGCTTGAGCCACCGCTTGAAGTGAATGCTTTGGTGAAGTCATCCAACTTTACGTTTTGTAAGTGGGCGGGAAGATTGTCTTTGAATGTGGTGATGTTACCCATGATTACTCCTGTGATTTACGTTTAACTACTACTGTGTACCGACTGTCAACATTTAAACCCTCGGGATACACGTCGGGGTTTTCTTCTAAAAACTGCTTCATGTTTGTGTCATGCACTCTTTTGTGAAGCAACCCAAACGCTTTGTACTTGTATATCATGTCATATACAGCATCCCAGTTTGATGGGTTGTATCTGCTTGTAATGCGACGCACTACTGTTGCAGTCTTTGTAGATATACTGCTTGCGTTTTGCGCATTCAAAATATCCAACAATTTAGTTTCTACGTCTGCCATCTTATCGACGAGCAGTTTGTCCATATGATCGTAGTACTGTTTAATCTCTTCACGCTCTTTGCGTATCTTGAGATATTCAGTGGACAGTTCTTCTACAGATTGTTCATCCATATTATTTCCTTTGAAGTGAAAGATTATTGTAGGAACTCTTTAGACTTTGTCAAGTGTCTTCGAGTTCTTTTTTGTACAACTCAACAATCTTTTCGTGATTGTTGATATTGTTCTGGAGCATAGCGTAGAGCTTACGCTCTATTGGGCTACCTTCGATATGCACAATAGTCATGGCGTTCTTTTGGCCTGGCCTATCGATGCGTGCATTTGCTTGCAAGTACGTTTCGCATGACGTCACAGGAGCATACCATATGATAGTGTCAGCGGCAGTTAGGGTAACACCGTGCGCCGCCGCTTGGGGTTGGATTACAAGTGCTTTGAGTCTAGTCCCTTCTTGGAATTGTTTAAAGATTTCTGTGCGCTTGCGCACTGGTACGTCGCCGTGTATCTCATCGATCTCTATGCCCGCCTTCTTCAAGTGAGCGCTGAGTAGTTCTATCGTATGCCTAAACGGCACAAAGATTAGAACCTTATGGCTCGCCTCATTGATAACTTCCTCGATAGCGTTGAGTCGTGTTGATACATCAAAGTCAATCACCGCACCACTATCTGAATATACAGAACCACAAGATATTTGCAATAGTTTGCTCATCTTGGACGCCGCGTTTATAGAACTAATCTCCTCGCCCGCCGCTTCCATTAGAAGTTTTGTTTTCAACTCTTTATAGTATCTTTCCTGTTGGCTTGTTAGTGGTGCATGTCTACTGATGTACATTTTATCAGGCAGGTCAAGACACTGAGACTTCTCAAATCTAATCGCGGGCTGAAGTAAATTAAATACTGTGGCGTTTGAATCAGGCCGTGGTATCCACTTGTACATGCTGATCTTTTGCATTACTGACTCGCGGTAATCGCCAAAGAATCTAGGCGCGCTATTGGGCACACACAATTTAGCCAAGCCATACGCATCCACAGGCGACTGAGCCGCTGGCGTTCCAGTTAGCATCCAAACCCAAGTATTAGGAGTGACTAGCTTACGCATGGTCTTCCACCTTTTGGTCTGCACATTCTTGTATGCGTTGGCTTCGTCAATCACAATCAAATCAAACTTATCTAATGCAGACTCAGCAATAGATGGTATGCCGTCATAGTTAATGATTACAAATTCAGCCGACCCATTAACTATTTTGTTTCGCTTATCCACGCTACCATACGCTACATCAACAGTGCGGTGTACAGCAAACTTGAACAAATCGTTTTGCCATGCGGATTGCATGATGGACAAAGGGCAAATCACAAGCACACGCTTAATGATCTTTGCTGACATTAGATAGTCAGCGGCCCAAATTACAGAAGCAGTCTTGCCAGTGCCTTGCTCGTTAAAACAAAACGCACGGGTGTTGTTAGCCAAGAAATCCGCAGTTACTTTTTGATGTTCAAATGGCGTAAACCCCATCGGTCTAGGCCACTTGTAATTTTGCAATATCATTTTTTTAACTTTATTACTTTGCTTAGTTTCTTTTCGCCTTTCTCGGACTTGGTAGTCTCAGAGACAAGGTTTCTCTTAGAGTCGCGCTTGAATGATCTGTTGCCATGTGCGCTTTCAATAAAGACGCCCGCTTTGTTCGAGCCACCTTTATCTAATGCTTTAACATGGGCAACGTCTTTGCCCTGGCGAATATCGGCTTCTCCGTTTTTGTCCCTATCGGGATACATTTTGTCGATAGCGCGTCTAGCTCTTTGGCGTTCCGCTCTGCGTTTCTCCTCGCCCCTTGCTTTCTGTTCCTGATACTCTTTCTTGTATGGTCTCGGCGTGTTGACGTAAGGCATTTTGTTTCTCCTTTTTAATTACCGTTTCATGGGTTGTGAATCTGTGCCCATTTGCACATTCTCGCCGTCTAGTATAGCTTTTAGCAGTCTGTCTTGTCGATACTACTATTGTCCATACTGCGCATTCAGGACACCTCATTTGCTTTCCTTGCTTCAATCATTGCGTCTGCTTGGTAGTACGCCCAGTCTGCTATGTCAAAAGCAGATGTGTTTTCTAAATTTGGGTTAGCCAACATGCCCTGCATTGCCGCTGATGCAAAGTAATCGCGTAGGTTCAATGGGAAATCATTCTCCATCAGACCGACCTCGTAATGCTCTAGCACAGCCATGCTTACCATCAGGGCCCGTCCAGCCCGCTACAAAGTCAGCGCAGATTTCGCGTTCTTTTTGCGCTACCAACTTGGCAAACTCTTTAAGCATCGGCGAAATACAAATATCTTCAATAAATGGAGATGTAATTGTCAGTTCATCGTTAATAAAAAACCCCGCTTGTTTAGCCAACTCAATAATTTCTTCAGTATCCATTTTTATCCTTTAATTTAGTTTCAATTGCAAAATAAACATCTGTTATTTGAAAACTGTTCCATGTCTTAAACGAATCAAAAATTTCATTCAATTCATCAGGCGTTAATCCTACCCAAATACTGTGGTCTCTCCATCGTGGATTTTCTTTGTACCGATCAATGCGTTTTTGTATACGATCAAACTCTTCATCTTCTTCAGTCATAACACCCTCCTATTAACCCACAAACATTTGATGTACCCCCAAAATGTTCTTTTAAATAGTTGTGCTTCTAATTTATTGATGCGCTCCTTCAGCTCATAGTTCTCCAACAACAATTCACTGTTATGCATAGACATCATGTTCCATGCTTTTTGTATGTCTTTTCTAATCATGTTTTCTTCTCCTTAATTGGCTCTAATGTTTTTGCAAGGTATGCTTCTGTTTTTTGTTTTGTTTTTTTCATGTGAACAAGCATTTTTTCAATATCTTCAATTGAATACAAACCTTCGGGTACATAAAATCTTGCCATGTCATATATTTTGTATTCATAACCATCGTCTTCAGGTTTCTTCATGTGTTGCGCTCCTTCAGCTTGGCTTCTACTTTTTCAATTAACAATGCGTAGCAAGATTCTGGAACATATTTATCGTAAAGTTCATTAAATTCATCATCCGTCAGTCCTACCCATGTGCGAGTTTGTACGGTTGACATAGCCCAATCAAGCCATTCTTTTGCGTCCATTTCGTAATAGCCAACAGGCCCAACAGATGCTAATTCTTCTCCAAGCCTGATTGCGGCTTTATGCCACTGCTCATTTTGGTAATTATCAGCCCACGCATTTAGTTCATCAATGGTGTACCAAGGGCGTGTATTTTCATCCATTGTTCTTATCCTTCAGCTTGGCTTCAATGGCTCTGGCAAAAGACTTGGCATCGACCCCATCCCAAGGAATTTCATCGTCATCCGTCAGTCCTACCCATGTGCGTTGTGTTGTGGTGTAAAGAGGAATGGTGTATTCTTCTTTTGCGCCAGCTTCCATCTCCCTAAACAAAGAAGTCTTACAAGCACCGTGTCTGTTCATCCACGCCACAGGCTCATCTTTTGTTTCTAGTGCTTCTTTAATAATTTCAATAGCCTTGATGCGTTTGTCGTAATCAAAATCAGTCAACGCATTTAATGCAATTTGTAATGCTTCTTTAGTCATGTGTTACGCTCCTTCAGCTTGGCTTCAATGTCTTTGGCAAAGTCATCCATCCATGCGCCATAAACAATTCGCCATTCAGCAGATAGTAGTTTTAAATCTTCTTCTGTCAGTCCTACCCATGTGCGTTGTGGTGCAACATAATTTGGCCCCGCCATGTGTTCATGGAACTGTTCCCACGCCACAGGTTCATTTTTTGTTTCTAGTTGTTCTTTATAAGTAGATTTAGATGCCATGTTTTGCATATCTTTTGTCAGTCCTTCGTACTCAAGTATTGCTCTAGCAAACAATACAGGAAAGTCAGCCGTGCCAGTCGCTTCAACTAACCCTTCCGCTTTGCCACTCATGTGCAAATAAATGTTGTGTATTTCTTCGTCAGTCATGTGTTCTTCTCCTTAATCTTAATTTCAATGCGTCTTGCATACACATCGATGGTCTGTGTTGGCAAACCTTGCAGACATTCTTGTATCTCTTCATCAGTCAGTCCTACCCATTCACGCTGTGGTGGTTCTTTGTATAACGGAATAGAGTCATCATCACCTTTGTTTGTTTCAAACCAAGCGCCAACTCCCGTGTCATAGCCAAACCAACCTACGCAGTCTAGTTCAGTTAGTCCTACCCATGTGCGTTGTGGTTTATATTGTTTAGTTTTAATGGTAATAGTCTTGCCTCTTAATTCCTTGATGGCGTTTGAAGCAAAGTGGTAATAGTTATGGTTGTCATTGTTACTTTGCGCCTCATGTAATCCCATAAGTAAATCAGCACACGCCTCACGTTCTTTTAGTATTGCCACTTCGATTTGTAACTCTGCGTTTTTCAACATCATTTGCCTGCCGTTTTCCATCAAATAATTTGCCAAATACAATACATCTTCTTTTTTGTATGGCATGGTTAATATTTGATCTGCAATATCAAATAGTTCTTCTTTAGTCATTTTTTCCCCTTTTACGAATAGCGAAAGCACAACCGCCTGCCCAATTCTCATCTTCTAGCGCATATTCATCGCAAATCTTGGCACACTCTTCACGTTCTAGTTCTGCTATCCATCTACAAAGTTTTACAAAATGTTCTTGTATTAAAAAATAATCAATTTCTTCTTTAGTCATTATTATTTCCTTGCTCTGATTGCACCAGCACATTCGCTTGCTCCCTCACCCATGAATTCATATCTACCTTGTATGTCTATCCATGATAAGTAAAAACCATCACAAATTTCAGCACACGCCTCACGTTCTTTTTCTGCTACCAGTTTGGCAAAGGCTTCAAGTGATTCAGAATAAATACCATCAAGATGTGGGCGCATTCCTAATAAATTGCATTCTTGTGCTATCTTTAAAATTTCTTCTTTAGTCATCTTTATGCTCCTGCACAAACATCCATGCCAATACCGCCGCATAAATAACGACGGCAATCACACCACCAAATGCCAACGCCCAAACTAATGCATCTACCATATCAATTCCCCTCGTTATGCAAGCAGTCTTTAACGGGACACCAACCACGACATGTGAAGTTTGGTTTAGCGTTCCAAATGTTATGCTCAACTGCGCTTTGCAACTGACTCGTGTCTGCTATCCATGGGCCCCACATCGTTTCCTGATCTTTAGCATCGTATGTTGCTTTGACTAGGTCATCTGCAAACAAGAACATCAAGCCCGCTCTGACTTTCTTAACTTGTGGGAAGTGCTTAAAAATTGCCAACGAAACAATCTCCAACTGCTTCAAATCGGGGAATTTGCTTTTGCCCGTTTTGTAATCAATCGTGACCGCCTTGTCGCCCTGCAAAATAATAATGTCTGCAATGCCGCGCCACCATACTTTCTTGTCAAAGAACCCGCAGGGATCAAGATCAGCGGTAAGGCCGAGCTTGTTCTCGCACAACTTCTCGCCTTCCATTTTGCGTACTGATTCCAAAGCTGCCTCAATCTTCTTGTGCTTCTCAGGAACAGGAACACCATCTTGTACATATTGATGCGCAATCTTGTGAATCTCATTACCAAACGATATCGCTTCGCTTAACGGTTCTTTCACATCTTTGGCAACCCGCAAGTGATAATACTTTTTGGGGCATTGTTGGTACAGGCTCAAGCTACTATATGACCACGTTATATTTCCCATTAACAATCTCCATAGTTTTGAGCCATGCCTGACTCACAATCAAGGGGTAACTCAGGCGCCCACCTAGGGGGAGTTCTCATGCATTCTTCAATGTATGCTCTAGCCGTATGCGCTTCTTCGTCAGGGACGACGCAAGCGATGGCGTCATGCACAGTCAGCACCACACGGTATTTCTTTTCGATCTCAATAATCTGCTCGCCAATGATGCACCTTGCCACTGCTTGACATAGGTTTTCAGCTACTTTGCCACCATAGATTTTGTTGATTCCCATGCGTGTCTTATAGGTAAATTCTCCCGAGCTATGACGAGTTAGTTCGGGATAAGTCAAAGACAGGCCGTTCGGCAGTTTGATTCCAGTGAACGGGTCGAGCGTCATGATATCTAGGTAATCAATGATCAACTCCTTGCCTTTGGTCATTGCATCCAATACATTGGTCAGATGTAGCCACCAACTTGCAATGTTGCTAGCGTTAGCACGATAGGTCTTGATAATGTATTTGCACATATCCAAATCCAAGTCTTTGCCCATGCTTTTTAACTGGCGTTGAAACTTTTCCCCACCCATGCCGTAGCCCGCGCCAAGCACTGTGGTCTTACCAATGAATCGTTCTTCGGGTGTAATGTATTCGGGCGGTTTTCCATAGATCATCATAGCCATGTACTTGTACACATCTGCTTTATTACTAAACATATTCAACAAGTCGCGCGATCCAGTCAGGTAAGCTAACACGCGTGCCTCGATCTGAGACGAGTCGCAGTCAATGATGACATGCCCGCGCGGGGCGACAATGCACCTCTTCAACTTACCACCCTCTGATCCACGGCTAGGCAAGTTCTGCAAGTTAATCTTATCCGCGCCACCCCACCGCCCCGTATGAGCCGCGTAATATTTGAGAGGAATTGGCACACGGCGCAACGCCCCACAAATATGACCACGACGGGCTATAGCTATGAAACGCTCCGTTCTTGTTTCCTCCAGCGTCGATTTTGCGCCTAGCCTCGCCGCGACCAAGGCTTGGACTACCTCGTTCGGATGTTCAAGTAAGGCTGTAAATTCCTCGTCGCTCTTGGCGAACGCAAAGGTCTCCTTGCCCGTCGCGGGGCTGATCTTCATTGGCGGGGTTACCCCGTTCGCAATCAGCAACTCGGAAAACTGGTTACTCGAACTAAGGACTTCCTTTGTAATCTTGGCGTCGGCAAATAGTTTTTCCTTGCGGTCACGCACGCCTTGCAGATGATCTTCCAATCTGTCCACATCTAGCTCTAGCAGTGGGTCGCTGAACATACGCAGAGTTATATCTATGAGACGTTTTTCCTTTACGGGAAAAGCTCGGTCAAGCTCTTTAAACAAAGAATAGGTTAGCTCTACGTCGTTCTTACAATACTCACCATACTGTGTTAACTGTTGAGGGGGAAACTCCTGGCGCCTCAATCCCTTAGCGTCCTCAACCTCAACACCCTTTTCGCCCAACCCAAAGTGCTGAACCAAAGATTTAAGACTGCCCCCCACCTGCGTGCCGAACAACGCCCGCGCCATGGATAGGGTATCAAGCCACGCCTTGGGCTTCTGCCCAAAGAGCCATGTCAGAATAGCCGAGTCAAACATAGCATTGTGGGCCAATACGAAATGATCGCCCCAGTCGTATTGCGCAAGGAACTCTGCCGTTTCTTCAAACGTTCCTGAGAACCAAACGCTGGGCTCGTCGTTTACTTTGACGCCCACACCAATGACCTCGAACTGAGGGTCGCGAACGTACTCCTCAGTCGTTAGCTTCGACAAAGAATAGTCCTTGTCGTAATACGTTTCAAAATCTATTGTAATCATTGTGCGCCGTTTAATTTAGCAACATATTCTTCGTGGGCTTCGAGCATGTCACGCAAGTTATCATTCCTTAGAGTCGTCCACCTGTACACATCTCTAATTGGTTGCTCTTGGGTTTCTTTACCAATCACAAGCTCCATAGCACGATTGAGTACGCGAGAGCGTTTGTTTTTATTCAAAGCGCGAGTAACACAACGACGCTCCCAAAAACCTAAATGTTTGGATAACTTTTCAACATGAAGCACAAATGAATCATCGGAACTGGTGTCGTTGGGCTCGTAAACATCGATCTTTTCACATAAGGCTTGTATTTGTGGCGCGAGAGGTAATCGCATTAGTCGTTCTATCATATTCTTCCTTTGCGTAGTTGAGGTAAATTTCAATATCGTTGATATTGCTTTCGTTGATGACGAGTGCTACGCCTCCGTGTTCACGGATGCGCCGTAGTTCTCGTTCTTGTAATGCTGTTGGTTGTTTCTTGCCCGCTTTGCATTCTATTGCAAAGAAGTATCCGCAGTGGCATACTATGATGTCGGGTATGCCCGCATGACCATAGCCATTACTAGCGGGGAAGAAATAGTATGCGCCGTGAAAATCAAGCACGGCTTTTACTTTTGCTTTAACTTTTGATTCAGGTGTTTGTGCCATGCCTAGAATATAGTGGCATGTCTAGACTTTGTCAAGTAGTATTTTAAAAATATTTTATAGGGGGAAATACCGACATCGTGTCGATTATTCCGAGCAAAAAAAGACCCGCCGAAGCGGGTCAGTTGGTTAGCAAATTATTATGTCACGATCATGAACGTGTGACTCGTATGTCGGTAGCCGATATCTCCAGCTAACTCGTCGTTTTGCAAGAGCTGTAACACAGCCAGCTTCTCCTGCCACGGCACAGGTAGTTCTTCATACTCTACAACGATAGGGTCAGCGTTTTTGGATGCGTACATATACTTGTCGTCTCGCGTCTTGACAATACTCATCAAACGACCTGCACTCTCCAACTCTTTCATGTTAAGGGCAAGTTGGTAGTCACCGATCTGTCTCTCGTAAGTAGATGCTGTCATGACTTTCTCCACGTTTGCTTTTGTTTTTTGTGGTACGTCTCGATTGGTCAGTATACAATACGCATACAGTTGTACATCGCCAGAAAAGTCTTGCCCAATGTATCGAAACGCTTGCACAAGCGATGCTGTCGCATTAACAAAACCACTCTGGAGTTCGTTGCTTTTCTTAGTGAATAACTCTACCAACGTTCGAGGCTTGAGAAACTTCTTCGCATTGCGTAGTGCAATTTTAAGTTTAGTTGTCTCTGTCTCGTCGTAAGTCCCGCGCGACTTGTGGATACGCCACGACTTAATAATGTAGTTGGGCACATGGCCTTCTGCCGTATGCTTACTATCCATTTTCAAGAAACCTAGTCTCTGCCCGTCTTGCTTTACTTTGACGTTGTTCAGAAACTTAGTACCAGCAGGCGCGGAAAGATACTGATTGTCTTCGTCACGTTGAACATGAGCCGTAGTGCGCGTGTCGTTGTAGTTCGCAGTCTGCGGTGTGAACTCCCAGTTAGGGTTAGCCAACGCTAGCGGTTCGAGGAACAACGCAAAGGATGGATCTAAGACGAGGTCGTCTGTTAGTTTAATGTTTGTAGGTATCATGTTTTCACCATTTAAATTTGTTGAGGATATCGTCGACAGACGCTTTCAGTTCTAGCCTAGCATGAGATGATTCGCGGAGATCCTGGGGATCGACTCCAACGATTGCCTGTTCTAGCAAACGACGAGCGCTCTCAAGTTCTGGATCATTGGTCACGTTGAGTCTAGTCAGCAGATCACAAAGACCTGTTGCGTTATCTACAAGCGTGTCGCGGAAGATCCGACGATCACCGTTTTGCTTGTCAGTCATGGTCATGCTGATGTGAGTCAGCACCTCATGCAGTCTGTTCCATGGTTCACGCATAGCTTCGGCCAGCTTGTCCGTGTACATCTTCTCGTACTGCTGAGCAAGGTCAGCGCGCACGCGGTCTTCGCAGTTGATGCGGAAGTCACCCTTCTCTGGAACAGGGAGAAAGTTATACTCGAACTTGAAGCGACGCGGTAGCGTCTCCACGTCGGGGAACTCTTCAGCCTTGTAGTACTTGCCCAGCTTGAAAGCCTGATCGCTTTTCAATTTGGGATACGCAATGATGAACTCATCGACAAGCGCATAGAAGTTTGACTCCATCGTACCGAGTTGCTCGCGGTACTTGAAGAAGTTCTCCATGGGTAAAAGGCTAACACCCTTCATCCAAGGGAGAGTCTGCGACGAGTTCCAAGCCCTAGCCTTCGCCGCATACTTCTCGATCTTCTTGAGGTGATCACTGCCCGCCATGAGATACTTATACACCGAGCCCGCATCCTGATCTGCGTTCTTCTCGGTGTTGACATCCATAGTCGTCTCGTTGTCACGCTTGCGTGCAGTCCATGTGCTGATACGCAGTTCCACTAACATTGCCATTGAGGATAAAGATATTGCATTCATTTTAGTTCTCCAAGAATTTTCGACACGATGTCGATTGTTCCGCTGTTGATACTGAACACTGTTTCGGGTTCAAAGAAGTTGTAGTTGGTCTTCGACGCAACCACGCCCTTGTCTAGACGCACGCGGTTGAACACCTCGTCACGAAACAAGAACTTAACGATGTTCACCACATACTCACGCAAATCCTTCTGCGTAATTGTGAATGAATCTCCGCGATCAACGCGTGTGCCTTGCGAATTGAGTATGACGTATAACGCCTCAGTCCAATGCTCGCCATCGCGATCAATGATCCAGTTGTATAACGTCTCTGCCGTTGGGCGATGAAACCCAGTGTACCGATGATGGTAACGTTGATTGCCCCCAACGGGTAACCATTCAGAGTCGCGTTGCTCATCCCAGCATTGCATGCAGATCTTATTCAATTCGTCGTTATTACGATGCTTTTGGCATCGTTCTCTGAGTTCATCGAAAAGCAACAAAGGCGGTACTTCATGTGCAAGTTTGAAGTTTGCATAGACTTCTTGAATAGCTAATGAAGTGTGCTCGTTATTGATAGCAGACACAATGTTGAACCAGTCCAAGAACTTCTGCACAGGGTCAAACTTTTGCTTGAACTCACGCACATTCAACCGATAGTTGTATGACGTAGGGGCATTCAAGAAAAAGAATTTGTTTTTGATGTTTTGAAATTTATACACTTCGCCACGTTCCATAACAAACTCTTCCCCGCTCATGCGCAACGTCAGACGAGACTTCGACCACCCAAACCCGAACCCAATAGGAACGTAGTTGAAGATGTTGTCGGGCACATACGCAGATGTGTAATACGGATAATGCACTTCAAACGTATTGTCGCTATGCCAAACCACAAGTGGTCTGCCACAGTAGTCGAGACTCACAGTGCTGTCGTTGGGCATCGAGATGCTCGCCAACCTGTAATAACGTCTCGCTCCGAGAGGGCGAACCTTGAGAGGATTGCCCTTTATCGGTGGTGTATCGAGAAATCTCTTTCTCGCTTCGTCGAAACTATTAAGTTTCGATACTCGCGCAGTATTCCAACCCATTTTATTTTCCTTTGAAAAGATATGCTTTTTGGATAATGGACATGCTGACCGAGAGTTGTTCGGTCGCATTCCTACGTTTGCGTGCGTTGACGATCTCGTTAATACAAACAAGTCTGCCAATGCGAACGCGCTCACTAGGTCGCTCGTAAACGACCTGCCCTTTACCAAGTGCGATGAGTGGCATGGTTACACCTTTCTTGCATGGTAAATGGCAATCAAGTGGCGAACCACCTGACCGAGAGTTGGCTCGAACCCTAGTTCAGCGACTAGGCGTTCGCGTACATCTTCGAGCAACTCGAAAGTTTCCCGATTGAGATTAATAGAATAAGCGGCTTGGCTCATGATTCATCCTTAATGGTTAACAACTGACCATGTGGTGGCTTATAACTGTCGTTGCCGATCACACACCACAGCGACGGAACGCCGACGTGACGCCAGTTCTCTGGCTTGCTGTGCATATACCCATCTGTGATAACGACCAACGCGTCGGGCTTGAGTTGCTCGGCGCGGAAGAAGTCAGCAATACAGTCGGGGTTAGTCCCGCCACCCCCGCGTGGGTTAGTGCGATGCACAATAGACTTGTTATCAGTGCTCTTGTAAGTCTCATGACCACATATGCTTGTGTCCCAGTACAAGACGTCGACGCGCTCAGCCCGCGTATCCACAACGATCTTATTAAGTTCGGTGAGGAACATGTCGAGCAGTCTGCCCGCGACCGAGCCTGATGTGTCCATTGCAATCACAAGATGCTTGACGCGTTTGCCAATGATGCTTGGCAGTATGACGTCTTGCCATAAGTAATTACGATGAGCCTTACGCCACGATGGTGCGTCACGATCTTTGAGATGCGTCTTGACGAACCGACGTAGCACCGCCCGCCAATCGATCTTCGGGGCCAGAAGCTCGCCGATCTCTCGTGGTACGTTAGCACCGACCTTGCCCGCGTAGATAGAACCTTGGCGCAATGCACTGTCGATCTCTTTACCGAGTTCGTCTTTCTCCTTCTCGGTCATCTCTTTCGCATTCTCCCAGTCATGCTCATCGAACGATGGTACGCCATCGGAATCTTCGACATCTTGTCGATTATTCCCATCTCCTTGGGTTTGACCTTGGCCTTCGCCATCCTCGCCCTGCCCGCTACGGGGAGGAATGGGCTTGGCGTGCTTCATCAAGTCATCAAAGACTTGCTTGGCATCCCACCCACGATACTTCTCATCGACCAGACCCATACGCTCTCCTGTTTCCTTGTTAATAGGAAACGAGATGAGCTTGCCATGCGGGTCAAGATCGCACAGTTGGATGTTGATGACATAGTCGCATGCCATGTTGGCACATGCACGATGGGTTTCGTATAGCTTCGCCCACGTTGTGAGATGGCGGTAGCACTTGTGCATATTCTCATGCAGAACAAGAAAGGCCAACTCTTTATCGGTTAGCTCAGCGATGAACTCTCGACCATACTTGACGTCACGACCATTCGTACACGCAGTAACGGGCGCGTCGATCACCTCGACCGAGCCGACCATGAACAAGCCCGCGAACAACGCGAACTCCCTTGAACGCATAAGGCTGACATGCACCAGCTCAATGCGTTGCTCCGCAGTTAGTTTGGATTTAGTTAACATATTTGTTTTCCTCTTCGTTGCTTTCTTTGATTACATCGTAGACACGCAGAGCGACCTCGGTGAAGTCATCTCGGTTCATGCCTACCTCTAAGCAAGTCTCAATGAAGTGCTTGCTCAATGCAGATAGCACAACATCAATGCGGCGCGAGTCAAGCACCGCACCAATGGCTATGTACAAGTTACGCGTCTGATCCGCCATTTCATCTTCTACTTCTTCGCGTGTTGCTGTTCCAATTTTGATACTCATGATTTATCCTTTCAATCCTGCAAACATATATTGATTCTCACGGGCCCACGTCACAAACGCAGGATGCGATAGGGCCCAGTTCTTTTTACTTTGATCTTCGAGCAAAGTATTGACGAACACCGCTTGCGTTTCCTTGGGCATGCGACGTATGTATTTCATCCAAGTACCGAATGTTTCACGGGTGGATGCAGTTACGATCTTGAAAGCTAAGATACAAAGAGCCGCAGGACTCGTTGGAATCAAAGCAGTTTCAGGATTATTGGATATCGCCTCACGCGTAGGTAGCTGATCAGCCATGGAGATATAGGCTTGCAGATCCCGCGATGCGGCAAAGCCAAGAGTGCCGTCGAGACACGCAATCAATGCGTTCTCTGTTATCACGTCACGACGTTTGACCCAATGCGACGCCTTGAATAAAGAGCGAGGCGACACGAACGCAATCTGCGACGCATCCGATGGGTTGAAGATGTAAGGGTTTTCTTTCTGCCCGCCATCTATGTAGGATGCTAGGCAATGAGGATACTCAGTAACCCATGCAAGTAACTCTTCTGCTACTCCGTTATTGATAGCCCATTTGAGCCACTCTTCTGCGGTGGGCTTCATGTAGGTGAGCCATGTCTGACGATTGCGAGTATGCGCCTTGGCTGAGTCACCGACGCCATCGCCGTCGTTGTTACCAGTAGTGAAGACAATTGACTTAGGATGCAGATAACGATCACTCATGCGACGCTCATGCAAGAGGGGATGCAAAGTGTTGCGCACATAGTCGTCGGTCTTAGTCCACTCGTCGATCATGATTACGCATGGCTCGTTGAGATGCAACTTAAAGTTTTCCGCAGGGTAGAAGTCCAAGGTGCGAGTCGTGTGATTGGGGATCGGCATGCCCGCTTGGCCTACGTCGGTGTTTGGCCCGTCGATGTAGACTTTGTGAAAGCCTGTGCGCTCGACGATGACGTCTTGGATTGCAGTCTTGCCAACGCCTGGCTCGCCAGTAAGGTGAACTGAGTTGTTACCAGAGTTGAGTATGATGTCAACCGCTTCTGCGAAGTTGACGCGACGAGAGAATTTGATTTCTGACATTTTATTTTCCAATTAAAGATTGAGATAAAAAAGAATAATCGACACCGTGTCGAAGATTCCGATACTACGAACGCGTTGCCTTTTGGTTCGTGTCCATGAGCGTCTGCGGTGCAGAACTTACAGTCACTAGCATATAAGGCCCTTTGTTGTAGGGTTGAACAACGCACCAAGAGGCACGTTCAAGAACTGCGGCTTCTTCACCGCAGAATAAGCACAGCTTTGATATTTTGTACCAACGCTGTGCGGGGACATCATCTCCGCATCGTGTGCAGGGATGAAATGGGGTAAGTGACGAGGACGCGCTGCTGCCTTCATCGTCATCTGATTCTTTAGAATTGCGTGATAATAGGAACTTCATATTAATTACTCGTGTAATCGTATGCACTCTTGTCTTCAGCATCCAAGTCGTCATAGCAAGATGCCATGTCCTCGATTGCTTCTTCGATGGTCTCGAACCCATGAAGATCTTTGTAGCGTTTGATTGTTTCAAACACAGACTCGGCGGTGTGGTAGTAAGGTGTTCCCATTTTGTTTTCCTTTGGAAGGGAATAATCGACATGGTGTCGACTATTCCGATTGTTGTTGTGTTGCGCATGAATAACCCTGTAGTTTTTACTCTACATAGTAGAGTATACCACAAAAACTAGACTTTGTCAAGTCCTTGGTCGGGTTTTAAGCACCTGCGCCGTTTTTAGGGGTGGAATAGCTGTCATCCCAGTCTTCAATCATTTTTCGTTTTTTCTTCATCATCACGGCGTCGAATATCTGATCTATATCCATCTCGGCTAGCTTTTTGTCCTCTTCGCTTAGCTCGCGCTGAACGGGCTTCTCGATATTGCGCTTTATAGCTATCTTTATTTTGGGGCGAGGCGCAGTTGCGCTCCTACTAATCATGTTGCCATGTGTCCCTGCCCGCATCGCGGCTTCGCCCAACGCTTTAACATATACTGGGTTTTTAAACACTAGTGATCTAAGCACATCATCGTCAGGATAAACGCTTCGGTCAATTGTGTCTTTGATTGGGGTATCAAAAGGCAAACCCAAGGATTCGATTTGTTTGCGTTTGCGTAACACCTTATAGGATTCTGCGTGATGGTAGGGGTTAACACAGAATGGTGTGGAGCAACGGGACACCAGACGTCGGCATGCGGGCGGGTGTCGGAGTATGCAGAAAAGAATACGGGTAACGGAGTTTGTACCCATCAACTTCGCCATCGGGGCGGTAGGGCTGATCTGCGGGATCGGCAAGTTGGCTTCGGGCCATGTCCAACAACAAGTGTCGGCATGAATGGTGCAGTTGTCGAGCAAGGTATCGGCATTGGTGTACTTCGCGGTTCTCATTAGGGTTTCTCCTAGTTGGTGGGTAAAATGACTGTTGCGCGTGGCCAACACCACCCTTTTTGGGGGTAGTTTTGGGGGTGTTCAACAACGTTATGGCTTAGATATGTTATCTTTGTATATTACGTTTGTCAACAGGTTTACCCCGAAATACATAGATTTTTGTTATTTTTAGATAATAAATAATAAATACCATTGACCACTTTTCGGAATTATGAAAGGGTTAAGAAAAACATTTTTCGTCAAAACACCTGATTCTCAACTTTTTCTGTGTTTGGGTGGAGACAAATTTGGGGCTTCATAATTCCTAAAAAAAGGCTATGATATTTGATATTTTTTACTCTATTATTATTATTTTTATTAAAATATATATATATAACAAGGACTTAGAGAATTTGAGCCTCTGCATATGATCTAGTAAAAGAATAACATTAAATGAGCATAACGTTGCTGGGGAGATTCAAAACTCCGTTATATACGTTTTGAGCGATACGTTATGTATTATTGGTACGATATATGCTAGGCCGTTCAGACGGGGTTTTCCCTCTGTGCATACCCCTCCGCGAAGCTAGCTGGGCCCGCGCTGAGCTAGTCCGTTCATTCGTAATCCATTTTGTAGAATAGGTTGATGCTTAACTACGGTTGCACTAGCCGAGCACTCTTCGCGAGCACGGCTGGGAAAAAACGACAACGTGTCGATTGTTCCGCATCGCGGGCTAGGCCGTTGCTTCGGGAACTGGTAACATAGAATCAGGGAATGCGGGGAAACTCCACGCTAAGCATCGCCCGCTGGGCAACGAGCTATCACGTTACTTCACGGGAACTGGTGTCGCGCGCGACACGCGAGGGCGCGGAACGGCCAAGCAAAAAGCGGGCCAAAAAAAAATGCCCGCCCCGAACCGAAGTCCGAGGCGGGCGCGAGTTTACTCAGCGCAAACTATTTCATTAAGTCCTCCAAAATAATGAGCAACGCCCAAAGAAACAAAACAAACCCGCACGCCAATATAAGGAGCGCCATAAAAGAATTAAAATCAAACATAATAAATTCCAAATAAAGAAAAGGGAAACATCGACAAGTGTCGACATTTCCCAAAGGTTAATTAATAAACAGACGCGATAGCGTGCAACTGAAACAAGATATCATCAGCATCAGGCGTGCCCGCCTTGACTAACTCACGAATACGCTTGATGATAGCTTCGGCTTGCTCTTTACGGCGAGCCTTCTCAGCTTCAAGTACATCAGAGTTACGGCGCTCGATTTCCTGAGCGATAACTTGCGCTTGCTTTAACGCTTGCACAGTACCCTGCGCAATGAGCTCAGCTTTTTTCTCTTCGATTTTCTCATCGTCAAACTTTGCGAGCTCTTCGATTTTCTTCTTCTTCGCTTCAGCTTTGCGCAACGCGTCGGCGCTTTGCGACTTGGGCTTAATGAAATTAAAAGTCGACACGCAACGATTGACCGCGCGCTCCCATTGTTTCTGAGCACCATCGTCGCTCACGCCTTTGTCGATCACGCCCGCTTTGTAGAAGTCACGAACAAGCATGAACTCAGCGTAAGGCAAGCCCTTGATGATATCGTTGAGGTTCGCATCGAGCACATCGAGAGCTTGCTTGCCCTCAGACATTTTCTTTTCAGCGATCAACGATTCTTCACCGATAGTGAAGATCGTATCTTGCAACTCGATAGCAGGTTTGCCCGCAATGGTTTGAACAACAACAGCCGTAGCCGATGCAACAGGGTTTTGATTTTTAGTCATGATTAATTCTCCAAATAAAGGAACGAGCAAAACGCTCACGGAACAATCGACATTGTGTCGATGTTTCCGACGGGGAAGCAATCAATTTCCCCATGTGTTTAGTATGACATAACCACAGAAAGCAGGGGAAAATTCCACACAGGGTAACAAAGCACCAGAAAAAAAATTTCGCTTTTCTCCGACTAAACCTCGAAAATAAAAACGATCTTCTCCGACTAAACCTCGAAAATAAAAACGATCTTCTCCGACTAGACCTTTGACGATAGAGAAAAAAATTCGGGGACACGGCGACCCCCACTACCTGGGCACCCCCCAAACTGCGGGAAAGGTACACCCCGCACACATACACAGTATTCCGTACAATTGATCAGCAAATTTTAAAAAACACCCCCCGTCACTAAAAAGGTACTACCAAAAACACCCCCCTTGCATTTTTTGGTTCCATGCTGCTACAATGCAAACATCTTTTTTGGAGTGCCCACTTTCCTCCATGGCTATACCTCTTCACCCCGAACATACGGTTCCATATCCAACTTCTGCAGCGCCAGAGGTTGCTTCTACTCTTCGTGAAAATATGCAGATCGCTGCCAACACGGCGGCGCTGCTACGCGGGCTCAGCGAATTGGAGGGCGGTGAACTAGAAGGCACCACAATAGAAACAGATCCCACTGCCCAGCAAGAAGCGGACAAAGTATTTGAGGACTTCGCAACGCTGGCTAAGCAACAATACGAAGATGCGATGGCCGAGAAGCCAAAGAAACGAAAAGAACCAAAACCATCTGCTAATCCCCGAGAGCTAGAGAAACGTTCTGTCGCCGAACGAATTGGTTCCATGCTGCAGGAGTACAACAGCCAGATAGTCGCTGATGCCGCCGAGCTACGCCAAGTGACTATTAATAAACTGCTTGATCTAACAATGTGCGGTGACCCACGGATTGAGATCAAGGCAACTGAGCTATTGGGTAAAGTATCCGACGTTGGCTTATTCACTGAGAAGACTGAAATTACTGTGACGTATAACTCGGTCAATGATATAGACAACGCCATCAAGGATAAGATCAGAAAGATGATGAGACTGCATGCCCAAGAGGTCACCACCATTGATCTAGATGTTAAAGAGGAATTAGAGGAAACCCTAGTTATTGAAAATAAACCTTCAGAGGAAAATTCCTATGAGGGATGATCAATTGGTAGAAACCCTTGATCCTGAATTTAAGCTGCTCTTAGCGCAGCTAGACAAACTGCCCCAATCTAAGAAAGAACAAATCCTCCGCGATCTAGAGCATCGTGAGAAGATGATGGAGAAAGAGCTTGCGCAAAATACGTTTATGGGTTTTGTGCATCAAGTCTGGCCAGAGTTTATATCTGGGCGACACCACAAAATCATGGCGAAGGCTTTTGAAAGGGTCGCGAATGGAGAAACTAAAAGGCTTATTATTAATATGCCTCCGCGACATACTAAGTCAGAATTCGCTTCTTACTTGCTCCCTGCTTGGTTTCTGGGTAGATTCCCCCATAAAAAAGTTATCCAATCCTCCAATACTGGAGAGCTGGCAGTTGGATTCGGTAGGAAAGTTAGGAACCTAGTTGACTCAGAAGTCTACAAAGGAATATTTCCCAATTTGCAATTACAGCAAGATTCCAAAGCAGCGGGCCGCTGGAACACTTCCAAGGGTGGTGATTATTTTGCTATTGGTGTTGGCGGTACAGTTACAGGTAAGGGTGCAAACCTTTTGATCATTGACGATCCGCACTCTGAACAAGAAGCCGCGCTGGCTGCGAGTAACCCAGATGTCTTTGATAAAGTGTACGAGTGGTATACGTCTGGCCCGCGTCAACGTCTACAACCAGGCGGAGCTATTGTGATTGTGATGACGCGCTGGGCGATGCGGGATTTGACAGGGCAAGTGCTCAAAGCTGCCGCCGCCCGTGGCGGAGAACAATGGGAGGTGATTGAGTTTCCTGCCATTATGCCTTCGGGTAAACCCGTATGGCCAGAGTTTTGGTCACTGCCTGAATTGGAAGCTCTGAGAGATGAGTTGCCAAATAGTAAGTGGCAAGCACAGTATCAGCAAAACCCAGTGGGTAATGAGAGTGCGATTGTTAAACGGGATTGGTGGCAGTGGTGGGAAGATGAAGTGCCGCCTCCTTGCGATTACATTTTGCAGACATGGGATACTGCATTTGAAAAGAACCAGCGTGCTGACTATTCAGCGGGCACGACGTGGGGGATATTCTATAAAGATGAAGACAGAAGTAAGCCACATATCATATTACTTAATACTTATAAGAAGCGTGTTGAGTGGGTAGAGTTAAAGAAAGATGTGCTGGCGGAGTACAACGAGTGGGAACCTGATGGGCTACTCGTGGAAAAGAAAGCCACAGGTGCTCCGTTGATCTATGAGTTGCGCGCCATGGGTATTCCCGTGCAGGAATATACGCCCAGTAGGGGCCAAGACAAAATTGCCCGCTTGAACTCAGTGTCGGATATCATTGCGTCTGGCAAAGTTTATCTGCCACGAACACGCTGGGCTGAAGAATTGGTTGACGAAATAGCTGCTTTCCCATCTGGGGAACACGATGACTTGGTTGATGCAACGACTTTAGCGCTGATGCGGTTCCGACAAGGTGGGTTTTTGAGGCTGCCAATTGATGAGCCTGAAGAACAACAATACTTTAAACGCCGCAACGCGGTCTTCTACTAGGACAGGATATGGCTGGCTTACGAGATTTATTGGCTTCGATACCTCTGTTGAAACCTATGGTGGATGCTGTTGACCCAGAGGATATAGCGCCCGTTACACCAACCCCGATTCCCATCTCATCTGGGCAGGCTAAATTTATACAGGGGTATAGAGCAAACCCGCAGAATAAGTTTGGTGCAAAAGACAGGATGGAAACCCTGCCTACGAAGTTTCATGCGCCCACCATGGAGACTTTTGTGAGAGCCGCGGCGGCTGGCACACATTTTGGCGTGCCTAAATTAACTCCAGAACAATTAACAAACATGGCGCTGCACGAAGGTCGGGATGATTTCGGCACAAACTACAACGCCATGGATGTTGCTAATAAAAAGCAAGTTGAGATATACAAGAACTTGGTTGGCAACGGGCACGACGACGACGCCGCTAAGTTTGCCGCTGCTATTTATGGTAAATCAGAGACAGCAGGTAGACGCAAAAAACAATTTTTAGAGGTGTGGAATGGCGCGGGCCCCAAAGCCAGGAAATACGCGGCGGACTCCAACGCAGAAAGCTACGCTGCTACGCATCCAAAGAACCAAGAGATGTTGGACTTTATTGCCGATCACTACAACGATCAGCTAGAAGCCAATACACCCAACGTGGATCCATCTAAACCTGCCGTAGATTTGACAACACCTGACGTAAAACAACCAACAGACCAAGCAAATTCGCCTGATAATTCAAATCAACCCGCTGTAGACGTCATGGGAAACCAGGTTTTCAAGCGTGGCGGCTTAGTAGACAAGCCCATCAAGGGCAACAGCAAGTTAATTTAAGGATAAATCATGGCAACCAACGTAGATAAAGCGCTTTATTCCCAGGGAATGCCCAGTTTAATGGGTCAAAACCCTGGCGATGACTCCGATTTGGAGATAGAAATAGAGAATCCTGACGCTGTACACATGGCAGATGGGTCAGTTGAGATCACTTTAATACCCGAAAAAGGGCCAAAAAGGAGCAAAAATCTTGCCGAAGACATGTCTGAAAGCGAATTACAGAGCATGGCGGGCGAGATTGTTGGGCTCATTGAAGCCGATATTTCGTCCAGAAAAGACTGGGTTGAGACCTATGTTAAGGGTCTAGAAGTGCTTGGGATGAAGTATGAAGAGCGCACTGAGCCTTGGAATGGAGCTTGTGGAGTTTATAGCACTGTCTTAACAGAAGCTGCGATTAGGTTCCAGGCTGAATCTATCATGGAAACGTTTCCTCCAGCGGGCCCAGTCAAGACTGAGATCATTGGCGCTATTGATAAGGTGAAACAAGAAGCTGCTAGACGTGTCCAAGAAGACATGAACTATGAGCTGACTGAGGTGATGCCCGAGTATAGGATGGAGCATGAGAAGATGCTCTTTAATTTGGGGCTTGCGGGATCGGCGTTCAAGAAAATTTATTTTGATCCAGGGCTTGGTCGGCAGGTGTCGATGTTTGTACCTGCAGAAGATGTAATCATTCCTCATGGTACGAGTGGTGTGAGGAACGCAGAGCGTGTCACTCACATGATGCGTAAGACCAAAAATGAAATTAAGAAGTTACAAGCCGCAGGTTTTTATAGAGAGATAGAACTAGGCGAGCCACAACAACTTTACACAGATATCGAAAAGAAAAAAGCCGAAGACGAAGGCTACTCACTGACCGATGATGATCGTTATCAGATTTATGAAGTGCAGATTGATTGGCTGCTTGATAAGTCTGAGCGAGAAAAAGATGTTGAGGTTGCAGAGCCTTACATTATCTCGATCGACAGAGGGACAAATAAAGTTTTGTCAATCTATGAGAATTGGAATGAAGAAAAGAAAACAGAGTTTAAGCAAAAGAGAAATCACTTTGTAGACTATTGTTATATTCCTGGGTTCGGTGCTTATGGTATGGGTTTGATTCATATCATTGGTGGCTACGCGCGTGCGGGCACATCGATCATTAGACAGCTTGTTGACGCGGGAACTTTATCTAACCTACCAGGTGGGCTAAAATCTCGCGGCTTGCGTGTCAAGGGTGACGATACACCAATCGCCCCAGGAGAGTTCAGGGATGTTGATGTGCCAAGCGGCGCGATCAAAGACAACATCATGACGCTTCCCTATAAGGAGCCGTCACAAGTTTTGTTGGCTCTTTTGAATCAAATCACCGACGAAGCTAGAAGATTGGGATCGATCGCCGACATGAAGGTCAGCGACATGTCGAGCCAAGCTCCTGTGGGTACAACACTGGCGCTGTTGGAGAGGCAACTCAAAGTGATGGGCGCTGTGCAAGCTCGCGTGCACAACTCGATGAAGGAAGAGTTTAAGTTACTCAAAGAAATCATAAGAGATCACACCCCAAGCTCTTATGACTATGAGCCAGTCATGGCCAAGAAGAGTGCTAAGAGGGAAGACTATGACATGGTGGATGTCATACCCGTTAGCGATCCCAATACATCGACGATGGCTCAACGCATCATGCAATACCAAGCTGTGATGCAGATGTCGGCGCAGGCTCCGCAGATTTATAACTTGGCGCAGTTGCACAGACAGATGATTGATGTCTTGGGTGTTCCGAACGCAGAGAAGCTCGTGCCGATTGACGAGGATCAAAAACCGCGTGACCCAGTATCAGAGAACATGGCGTTCTTGAATGGCTCGCCGACTAAAGCGTTTATCTATCAGGATCACGATGCGCACATTGCAGTGCACACAACGTTCTTGCAAGACCCAATGATTGCTCAGCAAATTGGGCAGAACCCGATGGCTCAGCAGATGTCTGCGGCAGTAAATGCCCATATTGCGCAGCATCTTGCGTTTTTGTATAGACAGAAATTGCAAGAGCAGTTGGGTGTGTTGTTGCCACCACCTGATGAAGATATGCCAGAGCAAGTTGAGGTTCAATTGTCTCAGTTGGTTGCACAAGCTAGCACACAGTTGTTACAACTTAATCAGCAGAAAACTGCGCAGCAACAAGCCTTGCAACAAGCGCAAGACCCGCTCATCCAGATGCAGCAAGCTGAGTTGCAAATCAAGCAACAAGAAGTTCAGATCAGTCAGCAAAAGGTTCAAGGCGAGCTGCAGATTAAACAGCAGGAGTTGCAGTTGAAAGCGCAAGAACTTCAGAGCAAGTTAGGCGAGACTCCAGAGATGATGGCGCAACGCCACGCCATGGAGATGCAGCAGGCTCAGCAGCAGATGCAACAAGCTCAACAACAGCACCAGCAGCAGATGATGCACAACGAGCAGACTCAGCAGCAGGAGTTAGCACATAGTGCACAAACAAAGCAACAGGAGTTGGCTTTGAATTCGCGCAACCAAAACCAAAAGCAAGTGCAGACCAAACAGAAACATTTGACTGACTTGTTAGCCACTGCACAGAAAGCTAGGTTGCAGATGGACTTGGCCAAGCAAGCGGCTGAGAACAAGCCAGAACCAGGAGCGACTGAATGACAGAGATTGAGTATTTAAAAAAGCAGAACCAAGATTTAATCGACATGGCCATGAAACCGCTAGTGAGTGGCGGGGCCAAAGATTGGGCAGAGTATCGTGAGTTGGTCGGATTTATTCGGGGTCTTAGCCGAGCCAACTCCCACCTTGAAGACCTCGAAGAAAAAGTAAAGAAGGAAAATAATGAGTGAACTACTCGTAAGCCAAGACGGTGCCACCGCGACTGTACTTCCCGCAACGGCTGATGAGAAGGCAAAACAATTGCCTGATCCTGTGCGTTTTCAGATTCTCACAGTCTTACCAGAGATTGATGAAAAATATGAGAGTGGGTTGATTAAGTCAGGCACAACTATTCACTATGAAGAAGTGCTGTCTCCAGTACTATTTGTTGTGAAACTAGGCCCTGATGCCTATAAAGATGCAACACGTTTTCCCAGTGGGCCTTCTTGTAAGGTCGGGGACTTTGTGATTGTTAGACCCAACACGGGCACAAGATTAAAGATTCACGGTAAAGAATTCAGGATCATCAATGATGACTCTGTTGAAGCTGTGGTTCAAGATCCCCGTGGCATTTCCCGCGCAACATAAGGAGTAGACCATGGCTGATTTTGAAAAAGTTGAATTCGAGTTTCCAGACGAGGTGGAAGATAAACAGTCTCGCAAAGGTGGCAAAGTTGTTGCCGCTGAAGAAGACAAACCCGAGATTGAGGTGGTGGATGATACGCCAGAGGATGATAGAAATATCACGCCCATGGCTGAGCCCCCTGCTGATGTTACCGACGATGAGCTAGAAAAATACACAGACAAACGTCTGAAGGATAGACTAGCCAAGTTGGGCAAGGGATACCACGACGAGCGTCGCGCCAAAGAGGCCGCGTTCCGTGAAAAAGAAGAAGCTCTTCGACTAGCGCAAGCTGTTGTTGAAGAAAACAAAAAGCTCAAAGGTTCGCTTAATACTAATCAAGAAGTATTACTTGAGCAAGCTAAAAGAGTTGTTCTGAGTGAAGTGGAAGCCGCAGAGAGATCATACCGCGCAGCTTATGAGTCGGGTGACCCTGATGCCATGATCAAAGCGCAGAAAGATCTCACTGCAGCAACAATCCGTGCTGATAAAGTTAATAATTTTAAGCATACCCCTTTACAAGACGACAAGAACGTAGTACAAACTACTCAACTCACGCAAGCGCCGAAGGTTGACCCCAAAGCAGAACGTTGGTTTCAATCCAACCCATGGTATGGGAAAGACCGAGAGATGACTGGCTATGCGCTTACGTTGCACGAAAAAATGGTCATAGAAGACGGAATCGATCCCAATTCTGATGAGTACTACACAAGGCTCAACAGTAGGCTTCGTCAAGTATTCCCAGAAAAATTTGCTGCTGTGGAATCCGCTGATGCACCTGAATCTCAGCGCCAAAAAGCAAATGTAGTTGCCCCTGCGACGCGTAGCACTGCACCCAAGAAAATCGTGCTTAATGCAACACAGGTTCAATTAGCAAAGAAGCTAGGTGTTCCATTGGAACTCTATGCTCGTAAAGTAGCAGAAGAAATGAGGAAATAACATGTCACAAAATAGAATGGCTCGCGAATTAGAGACTCGTGCAACAACACAACGCCCACAACAGTGGCGCGCCCCCGAGACTCTCCCAATGCCCGATGAGCGTCCAGGTTGGAAGCATCGTTATATCCGTATTAGTATGATGGGTCAATCCGATCCCGCTAATATTTCTTCTAAATTGCGCGAAGGATATGAACCCTGCAAAGCAGAAGAGTATCCTGAGATGATGGTACATGCCACTCAAGACGGCCAATTCAAAGGCAATATTGAGATTGGCGGATTGTTGTTGTGCAGAATTCCTACTGAGTTTTTGGTTCAGCGCGCCGAATACTACGGCAAACAAAACCAAGCACAGGTGGATTCAGTCGACAATCAATTCATGCGCGAAAGTGATCCTCGCATGCCTCTCTTTAGACAGAGAGAAAGCAGGGTTAGTTTTGGTTCTGGTTCTTAAATTTTAAGGAAACAACATGGCTTATCCGCTTATTCCAGCCCCTTACGGGCTGAAACCGTATAACCTGATTGGTGGCCGAGTATATGCTGGTTCAACCCGCATGTTCCCCATCTTAAATGGTTATAGCACTTCAATCTTCAACGGTGACGTTGTTGATATTGGCACAGGCAATAATATTGGCTGTGTTACACCTACACAACTTGCATACAACTCTACTTCAGCCCAAGCTGGAACTATTGGTGTGTTTGTTGGTTGTGAGTACTCTACTACTGGCGGCCCAATTTACGGCAAAAACCGTTTCCAATATTGGCAAGCTAGCACAACTGCTCCCGATGCTATTGCTTACGTTGTGGATGATCCTCAAGCTGTGTTCAAAGCTGTCGTTGTTAACGGCGGTTCTGCACAAAGCCAAACGGTTCTATACGCTAACCCAGCATATGTTGGCGCTAATATGTTCTACTCAGGCCCAGGCGGAAGCACTACTACTGGTGACTCACTAGGTGGTGTTGCGTTGTCAGCTTCTGCTACAACCACTTCATCTGTTACTCCTGCAACTGGCGGTGCTCCCTTCCGTTGCGTGGGTGTTGTGCCTGACACAGCAATCAGCGTGGTTCAGAATGCTACTTCTAGCTCTACGACAATCACATTGTCTGCATCTAACAGTGCAATCTACCCAGGTATGGTTATTTCTGGCCCAGGCATTAACGCAGGTTCAAATACCTACGTTACCACCGTAAACGGTACAACAGTGACGATTAACCGCGCAGTTTCTACTGCTCAGTCTACCGCTACTGCGTTTACATTCACTGGCTATCCCGAAGTATTGGTGACTTGGAACTTTGGTTTCCACAGTTACTTCAATGCTACTGGCGTTTAATTAAGGAGCTAACAAATGGCTATTTCACGCGCACAACTATTGAAAGAGCTGCTCCCAGGCTTGAACGCTTTGTTCGGTTTAGAGTATGCACGTTATGGTGAAGAACACAAAGAGATCTACGAAACAGAGACCTCTGAGCGTTCGTTCGAGGAAGAGACTAAATTGTCTGGCTTCTCAGCAGCACCAGTCAAAAACGAGGGCACAGCCATCGCTTATGACAATGCTCAAGAAGCATGGACAACTCGCTATAACCACGAAACCATTGCTTTGGGTTTTTCAATCACCGAAGAGGCGATTGAAGATAACTTGTACGACAGCTTGTCTGGCCGTTACACCAAAGCTCTTGCTCGCGGTATGGCTTACACCAAACAAGTGAAAGCTGCTGCTGTTGTTAACAACGGCTTCAACTCTAGCTATATTGGTGGTGATGGTGTCTCTTTGTTTAACTCTGCTCACCCATTGGTGAACGGTGGCACTAATGCCAACACTCCTACAACCCAAGTTGATTTGAACGAGACTTCTTTGGAAGCCGCCGTTATTCAGATCGCTGCTTGGACAGACGAGCGTGGCCTCTTGATCGCTGCTAGACCCAAGAAGATGATCATTCCTCCATCATTGATGTTCGTTGCAAAACGTTTGTTGGATACCGAACTTCGTGTCGCTACCACAAATAACGATATCAATGCAATCAAGCAAATGGGCGCAATCCCAGAGGGCTACACTGTCAATCACTTCTTGACAGATCCCAACGCTTGGTTCCTAACCACTGACGTTCCAAATGGTATGAAGCACTTTGAGCGCACACCTTTGAGCCAGTCAATGGATGGAGACTTCGATACAGGTAACGTACGTTATAAAGCTCGCGAGCGTTACTCTTTTGGATGGTCTGATCCACTTGGAATCTGGGGTTCTTCAGGTTCTTTCTAATAAAGTATTACTTTTAATACTTTTTGGGGCCTTTTGAGGCCCCTTTTCTTTTTCTAAAACTTATGCTATTATTACCTGTAACTAAGTCACAGGAGTAATAAATGGAATACCCAACAACAAGAGAAGAAGCTAAACGTATAGGTGCAACTCACTACTTTACAGGAATACCTTGCAAACATGGGCACATAGCATTACGCAAAACCAAAGGAGCGTGTGTTGAATGTTTAAAGGTTGAATGGGCTAAAGGAAATGAAACTCGCGCAGAATACTTTAGGCAATATAACCAGCGTGAAGATGTGAAAGACAAAAAGAATGAATGGTATGTAGAACACAAAGAGCAAGTAATTGACGCCGCAAAAACACGGCCAATAGAAGTTAAACGTGTGTATCAAAAAGCGTGGAAGGAACGTAATACAACATGGGTACGAGCCGATACAAAAGCACGCAGACGTAAACATAGAAATGCTACACCCAAATGGTTGACCAAAAAAGAAAAAGCAGAAATTCGTGAGCTTTATAAAATTGCCATAACCATGTCTAAAACAACTGGGGAACAATATGTCGTTGACCATATTATTCCTTTGCGGGGTGAAGATGTTTGTGGCCTTCATGTGCCTTGGAATCTCCGTGTAATCACTCAGGAAGAAAACTTAAAAAAGTCCAATAAACTTCTTGACACACCCAAAGAATAGTGTATATTGCCACTTGTCTGGGATTTTTCTCTTGTTGCCAGCCCGCCCAGGGGTCACGATGCAACGATTAACAAGAGACTTTTGCATAAGGAATTATCATGGCTCGTTCCACATTCTCTGGCCCAATCCTATCGGGCGATCAACGCTTTGGCCCAATTCGTAACGTAGGTTATACCGACCTCGCTCAAAACATTGACATGAACTTCGCCAATACTGGCGGAAATGGTACTGCTGGTTACCCTGGTGGTAATGGTCAGTTTGTCAATGGTAATTTGATTCCTAACGTAAACGCTGTTGTTTATACAAACTCTAGTTCTGTATATCCTCCTACAGCCGCAACAATCACTGCTGATGCCGCTACCACTGTGTATCGTGGCGCAGTGTTTTATTTGCCCACAGGTTCACAGATCAACGACTTTTTAGTTGATATCGGTACAGGTATTACAGGTGGTTCTACAATCACTGCTGGCGTGGTAAACATTGGTAATCAATTCAACGGTACTCAGTACGGTTCAGTAACTTTGACTGCTACAACAAACGTGTTGGTGGCAGGTCGTTACTCTACAACCTTTACTGGTACACAGTTGACCAACATCCAAGCAACTACCGCTGACTTTACTAACCCCACAGGTACAATTGAGCCAGCTACATTCTCACAAGTTGTGATGACTTTGGTGATTACAGGTACAGGTACTCCTGCTCCTACGACTGGTACTTTGTACTTGACTGTGCGTTATACACAGGCTGACGGAAACATCGGTACAACCACAACTTACCCTTACGGTAACTTTGATTAATCTCTAGGGGCTTCGGCCCCTATCTTTAACCTTTAAGGAGATTATTCATGGCTACACCAAAGGCTAAATCGATTACGCAACAAGGAAGGTATGAGCCTTTTGAGTTGCAAGTTGCCCGTGGGCAAATTGGGTTTCATAGTGGCGTTAACATTTTTGGTTACCAGCCCTCTATCGGTACAAGTTTTATCCCAATTTGGGAAGTAACTTCTGCATATCCTGCATACCTAACAACTGCTTCCACATTCACAATTGCTAGCGCTTCTGCATCAGATCAAAATGCAGTGGTGTTGGTGACTGGACTGGACGCAAACTACAACGTATTGTCTGAGCAAGTGCTTATGACAACTTCAACACCAAGTGGTACAACCGTTGGCAAGTATTTACGCATCAATGGATTGACACTAACCACTCCCGGTTCTGGTCAAAAAACAAACGTAGGCCAGATCACCGCCACTGCTTCAAATAGCAGTGTGTACGCTTATATCAATGCAGGTATTGGCAAAAGTCAAATGGCTGTTTATTCTGTGCCCAACAACTCAGAATATGACTTTACGCAAATCACCATCAACACCAATAACGCATACACATCGTCTACAACTTTGACTTATCAAGCTGTGGCGTACAACAATGCAACCGGTGTTCAATTAAGTGTTTTGCAAGAGCCATTCATCAATAACTTCATTGTGACCAAAACAATCCCATTCAAGTTTGGCCCAAGGACTGATATTCAATGGCAATTGAAAGCAAGTACAGGAACCGTAGCTGCTGGTATTGTGGTTGAAGGTTATCAGATCTTTAACGTAGATTCTGGGAACACCTAATCATGGCTAAGTCACCAGCATGGCAGCGCAAAGAAGGGAAGAATCCGAATGGTGGTCTAAACGCCAAGGGTCGTGCTTCGGCAAAGAAGGAGGGGATGAATTTAAAAGCTCCCCAACCCGAGGGCGGATCAAGGAAGAAAAGTTTTTGTGCTCGGATGGAGGGCATGAAGAAGAAATTAACTTCCTCAAAAACTGCCCACGACCCAAACAGCCGGATTAACAAAAGCTTGCGTGTATGGAAATGTGCTGATGGTTGCGCTGTGCGTGGGTTGACCAAAGGAAAGAATGTCTGATGGACACACCAGTATGGAATGCAGTTCTCTCCTTACTTGTCGCGCTTTTAGGCTGGGTGTTGAGAGAGAAATCAGCAGAATTGCAACGCGTAACTATTTTGGTAAACCGGACACGGGAAGAGATGGCCAAAGAGTATGTGACAAAAGCAGAAGTCCATGCCGATATCAACAGAGTGCTGGATCGGTTAGACAGGCTGGAAGCAAAGATTGACAGACTGATGGAGAATCAACATGCCAGCAGTTAGTTTGAAACAGAAAAATTTTATGGATGCGGTGGCTCATAACCCTGCATTCGCAAAACAGGTTGGGGTTCCCCAGTCTGTTGGACAGGATTTCAGCGAGGCCAGCAAGGGGCTGAAATTTGGTAAGGGCTCTGGTGACAGAGCTGATCTTCAACGTGTCAACAAGCCTGAGACCAAACACGGCAAAATGGCTTTAATGAAAAAAGGTGGAATCATGGAAAAACACGAAATGCACTCGCATCATATGAAAATGGCTCATCATCACTTGAAAGAGGCGATGAAACACGGCGGCCACGTTAAAAAAATGGCTTCTGGTGGCATGACCACTGGTAAGCACGGCATTGCTGAGAAAAGCGGTATTACTACTGCTAAGATGGGCAAAGCTGAAATGGGCGGTAAGCTCAAACACGGTGAGCATGGCGTCCAAAAGAAAGGTCATACTAAAGGTATGGAACCTAAAATGGGTGCAGCTAAGCCCTTGGGTATGAAACGTGGCGGAAAAGCCTGTTAATTAAGGATCTATCATGAAACATCACGATAAAATTGCCCATCATGGCCACCCTTTCCATAGCGGTGGTACTAAGT